ATGAAAAAGAGAATAGGATATATTTTGGCATTTTGTATGGTACTCAGTCTGGCGGCCTGCGGCAGTACGGACGGGGAGAGCAGCAGTGCAGGCGAAAGCAGCAGCGGCAACATTTCCCAGGCGCCTGTGGAAAGTTCCGGCGGAGAATCCGGGGGAACGGCGGAAGACAGCAGCCAGACAGACGGTGCTCCGGAAAGTGAAGAAGTCGTTTCCGGGGAAAGCATTGTAACGAACGGCGGAGAGGTGATTGCATTGTCAGCGCTGGAGCATCAGGATACGGAAGCGCAGTCGGTGGTCTATTACACATCCGACATCAGCCCGGAGGCAATGGTTGCCCTCTATGAGATGCTTGGGGACGGTCTGCAGGGAGAGAATATTGCGGTCAAGCTTTCAACGGGGGAGCCTCCGGCAAGTAATTATCTGGACCCGGAGCTGATTGCGGATATGGTGCATTTGGTGAATGGCACTATCGTGGAGTGCAATACGGCATACGGCGGACAGCGTTCCGGCACGGCCATGCATTATCAGGTAGCGGAGGATCATGGTTTTACAGCCATTGCGGATTTTGTGGTTTTGGATGAAGACGGGTCAATGAGCCTGCCTGTCAATGGCGGGACACATCTTGAGGAAAATCTGGTAGGCGCACATTTTGGCGACTATGATGGCTATCTTGTCCTGTCCCATTTCAAAGGGCATGCAATGGCAGGCTTTGGCGGCGCAATTAAAAATATTTCCATCGGTCTGGGCTCAACGGAAGGGAAATGCCTGATCCATACCGGAGGGGCGAGCAATACCAGTCCCTGGGGCGGGGATCAGGACGCCTTTACAGAGAGTATGGCAGAGGCAGGGCTGTCAGTTGTGGATGCCCTTGAGGGTAATATCCTCTATATCAGCGTGATGAACCGTCTGAGCATAGACTGTGACTGTGACGGGAATCCATCCGTGTGAGTAACTAGGAACAAAGAAAGCCCATAAAATCAGCATTCCCGGAAGGGAAGCTGAAATGGTTAAAATATTATTAGGTGGAAGCCCTTGCACATATTGGAGCGTTGCAAGGAAAAGCGGCAGGGAGATCCAGCCGTCCGGCATGGGCTGGGAATTGTTCCTAAACTACAAAATAGCAAAGGATGTGTTCCGTCCGGATTTCTTTTTATACGAAAATAACGAAAGCGCAGCGGAAGCGATCAAGTGCCAGATCGCAGAGGAATTGAAAGTTGAATTATTCCACGGAAACAGCCAGGACGTATCAGCGCAGCAACGGCGCCGCATTTATGCCTTTAACTGGAAATGCAATCAGCCGCAGGACAGAGGGATCACGCTGAAGGATGTGATACGATCCAGGGCGCTATGGGATAATTTTTCCCCGGATTTTTCCCCGGTCGGGATAGGCTACAGGAACCGAAGGGAAGCCGATGGAAAACTTTACCGGAGATTTGAAACAAGTGGGCTGGAAAAGGCAAACGCACTAACAACCGTGGAAACAGACAGCATGATCGCAGAGCCGCTATGTCACAAGAACGCACAGCGGCCAAAGGAAAGTGAAGTTTTCCGTGTCCGTGGTGGGATCTATCAGCTGAAGGGCAAAGAATACAATATCGCCCTTCCGGATGGGGAATATATTTTCCGACATTACACACAGACCGAAGCGGAACGGCTTCAGACCTTGCCGGACGGATACACAAGAATAGCCAGCCGGACAGCCGCAAGGAAAGCCCTTGGGAATGGCTGGACAGCTGAAATGATCATCCACATTCTGAAAGCTGGATTATCTGGCATTGACCGGGCGGAGCCGATCACGGTGCTTTCCATGTATGACGGCATAGCCACAGGCCGCTATTGCCTTGAAATGCTTGGATTCAAGAATATAAAATACTATGCCTATGAAATTGATCCAATGGCGATTAAAATTGCTATGAGCAACTATCCGGACATTGTACAGATGGGGGACGCTTTCCAGATAAGGGAGCCAGGGCGCGGCGCCGGAAACTATGGATCACAGCCGCTACTTCGGCCGGCAACATGAAAGGGGAATATAAATAATATGAGTGTGCTAAACAAAAAGAATTGCCCTTTATGCGGTGGCATTGTATATTCAGTAGAAAAAACAGTCAGTGCAGTGCTATCACCTGGACGCGAACAGCGGTGTTTATTAGTTTGGAAATGCGGCAGTTGTGGAACGGAATTTTCTGTCGATTCATGTAATGGCAAGTTAGAAAGAAATGTGTTGCTAGAAGTTGAGTTATCGCCTGTTGATATTTGTGGAACAAACGGCAGAACAATATTTTGATATTAAAGCATAGGAAAAAGCCGCCAGCTGGCGGCCTTTTCCTATTCCTCATACAAAAAATCATGTTCTAAACCGCTGGCAAAGCGGATCCGCATGATCTTTCCGTCCTGGACAAATATTTCACCGATTATCTGATCCACAAAGTCCTTCAGAATTCCGGCATCCAGATCAACGGCAATCTGGTTATAATCAATATGTTCTTTTGATGAAATGTGCTGGGCCACAAGGAAAGCCGAAGCCTTTTTAATAAATGACAGATCATCGGATCCGGTGCCGCCGCTTCCGCTGGCGGCTGAAATCCGCTTTTCAATGTCACGGATCTTCGCTGTCAGTTCACGTTTCTTTTCTGAATACTCTTCTTTTGTCAATGCGTCCGGATCGAACATATATAATTCAGTCAGCCTTGAAATAGCATTCTTGCATTTTTCACGTTCCTTTTTCAGAAGTTCGGTGCTGTCTGCTGATATGCTTTCCGTGCTGTCAGATTCGCCCATATCCGGCACATATGCACCCTTGCCGATGTTTTTACCGGCCAGCATGGAAAATGTCATTTTAAGGCTTTCTAGCTTTATTCTGACACCGGAGAATTCCGGCCCGGAGAGAAGCGCAGATTCCAGCTTTTCCGGGGAATCAATCCCTTTAAAATCTTTCTGGAGCCGCGCAAGGTTCGCCGCATAGTTGAAAACGAACGGCCCCAAAGAAAGATCGCTGATCATCCGCTTATTTTCGCAGTCCATTTGACGGGCCCGCCGGCCGCAGCGGTAAATTGAAGGATGAAGCCCATTGTCGCGCTGTTTGTCTTTTGCGGCGTTCATATTGCCGCCGCACAGATTACAGCTGACCTTACCGCCAAAAACGTGAATATGTCGCGTCTGTCTGATTTGCGACACGTCGCGGCTGCTGGTGTTTTTGTCCATGATTTCATTACAGTGCGAAAATTGTTCCGGTGATATGATTGCCGGATGGTTGTTTTCTTTTACGATCCATTCCGATTTCGGACGTTCCGGGCCGTGGAATTCCCGGCGGTTATAGATATATGTTCCTATGTACACTTCATTCCGGAGCGTTCGCCGGATATATTCCGGGAGCCATTCCGTGTGATATTTTGGCTTTATGCCGCTTTTCTGAAGGAAACGGGCAACTTTCCGGCACGAATGAAGTTTTTCGTACAGGTCAAAAATCATCTTTACCTTCTCTTTTTCATCCGGTTCCGGAATCAGTATTTGCTTTTCCGGATCCGTTTTATATCCCAAAGGCGGAAGGCTTCCGTTCCACAGCCCATTTTCGGCGCGGTCAAGCATGATCCCGGTCACACGTTCCGAAGTCATGTTTCTTTCAAGTTCGGCGAAGATCAGAATGATTTTCAGCATGGCTTCACCGATCGCCGTTGATGTGTCAAATTGTTCATTCATGGATATAAACGTAACGCGGTGATCCTTTAGTTCTTTATACATCGTGGAGAAGTCCAGCAGATTCCGGGAAATCCGGTCAACCTTCCACACGATCAAGTGTGTAAATTCGCCGCCCCTGATATGGTTCATCATTTCTTGAAACCGTGGGCGTTCGGTGTTTTTCGCTGAATATCCATCATCTTCAAATATTTCATACTTGTGTATATCCAGCATTTTACAGTATTCTTTTAACTTTTTCCGCTGGAATGGCAGGCTGTCTTTATCAACCTGATACTTCGTTGAAACACGGACATATAAAGCCGCTTTCATTTTGTTCATAGCAGATCCTTTCCCCATGAACCGAAAAAGGGTGCAAAAAGAAAGCCGTTGATTTTTTGCGGCTTTCCATGCTATAATATATATGCTTATTTCCAGCTGGGAAGCCGCTTGTTTTCGGTTCCTGGTATTAGAGCCGGCCGGTGATTGCCGTCACTGGCCGGCTGTTTTTATATTTAGTTTATTTTTTCAGCAAAACCACGTCATACATATTCACATTTATATCAAGGCGATCTTCGTTATCCCAACGGACATATGCGAAACCATCCCCATACAGCCCCTTTTCAACGGTTCCATCCTTGAACAGCCGTGTATTGCCTTCATAGTAATACATACGGACACGCTGACCTTTACGGAGCCGCCCAAAATCTGAACATTCAATCATTTCATTCAGCCCCTTCCGCTGCTGGCTGTATCAATCCTTTATCCAGGGCCAGCTTGTAAATGTGTTTGCATGGCTTATGTTCTTTCTTGAATTCCTCGCACTGGCAGATTCCCAAAGCTACAAAACAGAAATCAGAATCAGATTCCGCTTTCATCCGGCAGATCTTACCGCCAGCATTCCCCACGGGTTCAATCTGGAAATGTTCCGTTTGCGCTTGCCGGATCCGTTTTATTTGTTCCGGTTCATGGTGGACGTTTTCCGGCCATCGGTAAAACGGCTTCTTTTCCGCTTCAGATTTCTTTTGCCATTTCAGATATATCCGGATCTTATTCGCCCATATTAGGAGAAAAACAACGGCAGCAGTAACAAATATTTTGATCATGGTTCACCTTGCCTTTATTCGTCTATTTTTTCAATATCTCCATTATCAGCATATACAATATAGCTTTTTATCGGAGTACCGGAATACAGAAGTTTTGCGTCGTGTTCCTCGCCGTCCACATAATCATATTCAGTAACGGTCAGCATTCCAGCGGCATAATTGATCCGCGTGGTTGTTTTGCTGGCAAGATTCACGATTCCATGCACTTCATTATCAGCTTTAAAATATTGCTGATAGTATGAATAGATATAGTTCTGAATATCTATATCTTCCGACATTACAGCAAGCCGCCAGTTTCCCGTTACATCATCAATCACGCTATCATAATATACCAGGTGCAGATCGGATATATCCTTTTCGCTTATTCCGATGATTTCATCCCCGGAACGGTGTTTGACTTCTTCCGATGGTTCCGTTGATTCCGCTTCCGGTTCGGCGGTCGGTTCCGCTGATGGTTCCGCTGACACGGTTCCGGATTCTTCGTTTGTATCAGCCGTTTCATCCTTTCCAGATGGAAGCAGGCTAATAATTGCCGCAACGATGATAATTAAGCACACCACAACAAAGATTGTTTTTATTTTCTTGCCCTTCATAATTTCGTCCTTTCCCTTTTCGGTGCTTGCCGCTGTCATTCAATTTATAATATAGTTCACCCGGCTTTTGATAAAGAAAGGTGATTCCATATGATTAGAAAATACATACATTATCCAGACGCAGACATATTCGCTATATACTATTTAAAACAGAAAATCCTATATTATAATCTGAACTTCAACGGCAAAACAAAAATATATGTGATACAGTAACTAATAATTGCCGGGTGCTTGTTTCATCCGGCGCCGGATTCTTTCCGGTCGGGTTCCACTGGTGGATATTTGTTTTCCAGTTCTTCCGGCGTCCGTGGAATCTGATTTTTCATGTGCTGGAATATCTGGACGGCTTGATCTTCCGAAAATCCGGTATATGTACCTTCCGGCAAAGCGGCTTTATGAGGATCCGCTTCGCTTTCCATGATTGCCTTCGATATTTCCATAAAGAAATCAATCAATTCTTTCCTTTTTTCTGGACGCAGGTTCACAAACTTTTCTACTACGATATAGGCAGCATTTGAAAGTTTATACTTGTCGGCCAGCTGATCCAGCACATCGGACGGCGCCGGATTGAACATTTCCCCTTCACCGTTCCGGAGCCATTCTTCATTTACATTGAATTCACGACATATCAGCGAAAAAACAGCGTCAACAGGTTCATTTCTTCCTAGTTCATATTGAGCAACCGTGTTTCCCTTTATTCCTATACGTTCGCCGAACTTTTGTTGTGTCAGATCCAATGTTTTCCGCAACTTCCGGATTCTTTCACCTATGTTCAAAAGAATTCACCTCACTTTCTATATCAAATTATACAGTCAACTATTCTTCAAGTCAAGCCAAAACTTCACAAAAACAAAAAAATATCACAAAAACAAGAAAAGGCCATTGACAAACTTGTTTTTGTGAATTATAATCTTCACATAAACAAAAAGAAAGGATGTGAGGGCATGGGAAAGGCAAAGGAAAAAGGCTATTCACCGGAACAAATTTCTGACGCACAGAAAATGTGTGAACTGATCAACAGCGTTCCGGAAGGCAAGCGAAGCATTGTAAGCGTTGTCATGCTGGCATACATGAACGGCATGGAAGCCGGGATGGTATACGCACAGGACGCAAAAGCGGCTACATAACGGCTTGTTATGGGCCGCTGAACATATAGCCAGCACCGACGGCAATCGGCGGCTATATGCTGGAAATAAGCAAAACTGAATACATGGAAAGGAAAATAGTGAAATGGAGAAATATTCCACATACCACATTGAAACAGATGGTTTTGAAAAAGTCCTGGTAGGAATGCTTCATATGATCCAGCAGGTTCCGCTTGGTACAAAGTGCCGGATCGTTTTGGATTACGATCCGGCACTTCCGAAGGCTACGATTGAAACTTTTATTGATAAGTCAGATGTGGAGCGAGTTCAGGAAAAATCTTCTCAATGGAATCTTTACGATCCCATGCCACAGTAAGAAGTTCCGGATGTCCTATTGTTATATAGTCATCCCATGCTAAAGATAAAATTTTTTCTTTCAATTCCGCTTGCTTTTCTGGCTGGAATGATGAAAGGTCAATTTTTATCATTTTCATGAACAATATTCCCCCTTCTATAAAATTTGACCTGGCGGGGTCATATGGGGATTATACCACAGTTACATGGAATGGGAAAGCCAACAACAATCGGCGGCTATATGCTGGAAATAAGCGCACATTGACAACAGAATAGGGGTAATTATGAAATATGTCGGAAGCAAGGCCAGAATCAGCAGGCACATTCTTCCTATCATCCAGGGAGCCATTGACAGAAACGGCATTGAAACATATGTGGAGCCATTTGTCGGTGGCGGGAATCTGATTGATAAAATCCGGTGCAATAACCGGATCGGCTACGATAGCAACGAATATCTGATCGGATTCTGGCAGGCCCTACAATCTGGATGGAATCCGGAAGCGGTTCCTATGTCAAAGGATCTGTATACACAAATAAAGCACTATAAAGAACTATTCCGGCCGGAAGTGGTGGCGCTTGCTGGATTTTGTGCAACATATAACGCAAAGTGGTTCGGCGGCTATGCTGGAACCGTAACAACAAAAACCGGAGCCGTGCGGAACTATTACGATGAAGCCGTTAGAAACGTACTGAAGCAGATCCCTTCCCTTGCTGATGTTATTTTCCAGGTCAAAAGCTATGAGGAAATAACGCTTTCCGGCTGTCTTGTATATTGCGATCCCCCATATGAGGGAACCACAAAATATATAGGTGACTTCGATCATTCCCATTATTGGGAGTGGGTGCGGCGAATGAGTGAAAACAACATTGTCATATGCAGCGAATACGCGGCGCCGGATGATTTCATGTGTATATGGGAAATGGAGCGCACGACAACACTTGACAAGGCCAGCCGCACAAAAGCAATAGAGCGGCTATTTGTCCGGAGAGGTTCGGGGGGGGTATTTATTATCTACATGATACGGATTAAAGCCACGAAACGGCTTTCTAATAACAAGAAAGGGTGTGATCAATACGGCAGTAAACAGTTTTTCAATTCATGACACAACAATTTCATATGTGAACAATACGGAAAGATCGCCGAAAGGTATCTGGCACAAGCACAAATTTATTCATTACGGATATTTCTATCAGCTGATCAATATGCTGGGCACTGAAGGTTTTGATGTTCGCAAGGATCCGGATGTTGATGAAATCATCCGCAACGATCACTGGATCGGAAAGCGCGGGGATCTGGAATTTCATGCTGAAAAATATCCGAACGGTTTTAAAATCGAATTTTTTCAAAATGTGGTATACGAAAACCGGAACGGCGGCAAATATGATTTTGATAAATTCCAGAAAATGCCATACATGATCCGGCTTCGCTATCAAAAGTATATGAATCAACTGATCCGGCTTCTGAAGTATCTGGTGGATGTTGAGGACAATACAACGCGATCCCCAAAGCTGGCGGAGGAATGGATCAAGTGCAGATATGCGGAGGAATGGCACCACGAACAGAAGGACGTAAATTTTGACCTTCGGAGTTTGGATGGCCAGACACAACCGCCATATAACGGGCTGGACAGAGATAAAAAACAGCTTCACAACGGCGATATAAAGTATTTCCGGCGATGGAACGGCTATCTGTACCGCGGCCGTATTTATCACAATATCAACAATATGTGGTGGGTGATCATGGATAAATACACAGTTATAAATGTAGCCGCGTTCGATCTGTTTGACCTTGCACCGGATGATAAACGTGGCAGGCAGGCAAAAGCCAGAATTCCGGAGGAATATAAAAACCGTGTGAATGCAATCCATGAAAGCAAGACAAAGGAACTTGTCGCAGAGTTGCGGCGCCGCGGCTTGAAAGTGTCCGTCACATAGCAGGTAACGGCAAAATGGACTATGACCAGATAACAATTTTTGATTTCTGCCTTCCACGCTTTTACATAGACCGGCCGATCCGGCTGATTGAACTTTTCGCTGGCATAGGCAGTCAAGCTATGGCACTTCGGGATCTTGGTGCTGATTTTGAGCATTACAGGGTTGTGGAGTTCGATCCGAACGCTGTCACAAGCTACAACGCAATACACGGCACAGATTTCCAGCCCACGGACATAACAAAGATTTCCGGGAAAGACCTGGGGATCACCGACACGGAAAATTATTGCTACATTATGACCTATTCTTTCCCATGCCAGGATTTGTCAGCGGCAGGAAAACAGAAGGGCATGGAAAAGGGCAGCGGCACAAGATCCGGTTTGTTGTGGGAAGTGGAAAGATTGCTGAATGAGGTTGAAAACCTTCCGCAAGTCCTTTTGATGGAGAATGTCACACAGGTTCATGGGGAAAAGAATGCAGTACATTTCCAGAAGTGGATCTCTTTTCTGGAAAAGAAAGGCTATTCAAATTATGTCCAGGATATAAACGCAAGTGACTTCGGCGTGGCACAGAATCGGGATCGCTGTATCATGGTATCTATTTTAGGGGAATACAACTATAAATTTCCGCGGGAAATCCAGCTTGAAAAGACAATGAATGACTATCTGGAAGCGGATGTTCCGGAACGGTATTTTGTAAACAATGAAAAAGCTAAAAAGCTGATCCAGCGGCTTATTGATGATGGTTCCATACAGCCGGGGATCATACAGCTGGAAGGGGGTGATCAAGTTGAGTGAATCCGGAATAATTGTTGTCGGTTCCCTGAATCCGGAAAAGGAATGTCAAGACCGTGTTCGGGTGCTGGGGCCGGATGGAGTGTGCCAGGCATTGAGAGCCACGGACTACAAGGATCCGCCAAAAATATTAGGCACGGTATACACTGGCGTTTCTGAAGATTTTCAAAGGGGGCTTTTCCCTATTGCAAGGTGCGTCAAGGCTTCGGCGCATGACCTGGGGATTGTGGAATTGCTGTCAGAATTAAAGAAAGAGATAGGCAGCGGGCCGGTGTGCGTTGAAAGGACATACCGCGTCCGAAGGCTGACGCCGCTTGAATGTTGGCGGCTGATGGGCTTTTCTGATGATGATTTCAGCAAGGCCGAAGCGGTCAGTTCCGTTTCAAAGCTATATAAACAGGCTGGAAACAGCATTGTGAAAAATGTGCTGATGGCTGTATTCGGTCAGATGATCCCCGGAAAAGAAGGAGCCTACAAGGGTAAAAGCGCATGAGCGCAAAAGAAGTCCGGCAGATTGGGAATATCATGCCGACGGCCACAAGGGAAAATCCGAACCAGGGCAGAGTGTACCGCATAGACGGGCTGGCGCCTACGATAACGGATGTAAGCGGTGGCGGCGGCAGACAGCCCATGATCATTGTCAGCACCGGAGGGAAACAGCGGATCCGGAAGCTGACGCCGCTTGAATGCTGGCGGCTGATGGATTTTTCAGAAGAGGATTTCCGGAAAGCGGAATCCGTAAATTCAAACACACAGCTGTATAAACAGGCTGGAAACAGCATTGTGAAAAATGTGCTGATCGCCGTATTCGGTCAAATGATACCGGGTGCGGCTGAAAAATATAAGCAAAGAAAGGAAATAAGCAAATGAAAGAAAGAAAGTATGTAAAAGAAACGCCCGTTGTCCTTTATGACAAGTTCGGCCTTCCGTCCATGATGTTGAAATTGGAGAACACGGCGCCAACGAAGGAACTTGCGGATCCGGTTTTCATCGTGAAAGGGGTGGAATATGATTCCGTTTATCTTTCCAGATTCTTGAACAGCACCGTCCGTGATTGCGTGGTAAGCCTTCCGTTCCGTGATCCGCTGGCTATGGTCAGCATGGACGAAGCTATCCAGATGATCCGCAGGAAGGGGCCGGAATGGCACTTACTGACAAATTGTGAATGGCAGTACATAAAGGACACTACAGCCCCACACAGACACGGAAATACAAGTTGTGGAGAATATCACGGCGATGAATCAGAAGAGGGCATAAACAGCGAATACGGACGCACACAGACGGGATCCGGGCCGGCTTCATGGTTCCATAACGACAATAAGGAAACCGGAATAGCTGATACAGTGGGTAACGTGTGGAAAATCATTTCTGGAATCCGGCTGAAACGCGGCCGCCTGGAATATATGGCAAACAATGACGCCGCGGCACCTGATGCGGATTTGTCAGAGGAAAGCAGGGAATTTCTGGAAGTGCTGGTGGATGGGCGCCCGGTCAATATAGGCCCTGGTGAAGATGGGATGATGATAACAACCGGAGACGTGGAAGGCTGGGATTGCGTGGAGCGCGAGGACGTATGCATAGATCTGAAAACCGTACCGCAGATTTTGATTGATCTTGGAATCATTACGGATGATATGGAATCCAGCAAGGAACTTTTTGCCGCTGACGCAGAACTTGACGAAGCCGTTTGTTTCGTGGGTGGCGGTTACGACAGCGCTTCCAACGCTGGGCCTTCGGCGCTGTATTTGAGCAACCCGCGTTCTAACGTGAGCACGTACGTCGGCTTCTTTTCCGCTTGTTTAGGGAAACCTGTTACCCGGTAACTGTAATCTGTTTACCCGCGCGATAGCGCGGCTATTAGGCCCGCAAGGGTCGGAAAGGTGGAACCATGAGAAGAAAACCAACGAACCGGACTTCCTACACGGAAGTAACCGCACTTTATCAAAAATATGGGTTGTCTGATTATATGCTTCATACGGTCCAGGACATTCAGAACATACACGGCTATGACATAACCGAAACAACCGGATATGAGGATTTGACAGAGGAAAACAAGCAGATATTTGAAGCGTATGTTATCCGGCATTTGAACAGCGTGGGGATGAACACAAAAATAACCATGTGGCCGAAGTCTGTTTATTATGTCCGTGAATTGACCTATGCAGGGCCGGAGGAATGGGATCCGGAAGAACAGCGTAATTTCCGCTGGGAGATTGGGAAGGAGTTTATCATTCTGAAGGCAAACGGCAGAACCAAAAAATTCAAAAAGTATATGGATGATGGAAAGACCGAAGCAGACATTGACAAGACCACGGAAAAAGAATTCCTTCGTGTAGATTGGAAGTTCGGCCGTGAAAATGTATGGTTCCATGTTTCCAAAGAATTAGAGTATTACTAAAAAGCAAAGGGGGCTGTCACGATGGCAAAGAAAGAAATGAATCAGCAGACGCAGGCTGAACGGCTGAAAAATATTCTGAAGGGCTTCGGAATCCAGACACAGAAAGACCTTGACAAAGCACTTCCGGAAGCCCTTGATCAGCTGACGATCGGCATTATGACAGAAGCGGCGCCGATCCGTGGTTCGGCATAATAAAAGGACGCAACGCCAAAGATTGACAGCCTTCCCGTTGCGCCCATATCCGGCTATGCACGAAACGCGCCAGCCTTTAATAATTGTAAAGGCTGGGCGTGGAAATGTCAAGTGTATGGAGCGATTTTCAACGGAGAAACAAGTTTTATTCAGACGGCATTACAAAAATAACGGATCCATTTTGGAGAAACACTTGCCGCAAGTGCGGTCATGTTTTTATGTCGTGTGTATGCAATAGCGAATGTCCTACTTGTGGGAGTTCTGACGCTGATCGGCTTCTTGGCGATATGCCATATGAACGGGTGATTGCTGAACGTGGTAAACCTAAAAATCAGAGTAAATCAGAATAAATCAGAGTTTATCAGAGAATATCAGAGTAAATCAGAATAAATCAGAGTTGCAAGGACGGACGGAAGGGCGGTGGAACTTTTGAACAGATTAGGCTTTATTATTCTTTCAATCCTGAAAAAAAGCGAAGCCACAAGCAGATTGTCGTCAATGACAGTCCGGGAAATTGCTTGCGCTGAAGATTTCGGATTGAAAGAAAACACGATATTCAAGAAAATAAAGGATTTTGAACAGTCCGGCTATATCAGCCGCGGGCTGAAAGAGGGCAGGGCTGACACATATTTTATCACGCCGGAAGGGTGTGAATGCCTGGACAAAGAAAGGGGTAAATGATGAAAAAGAAAATATCTTTTGTCGCGGTCGGGCAGGCCGCCGGAAACATTGGAAGGCTGTTTGAACAGAAGGGCTATGCGGTTATCTATGTGAACACTTCACAGGAGGATCTTGACACACTGGAAAAGGCAAAATTCAAGTACCACATACCGCAGGGGGAAGGGTGCAACAAAGACCGCAGAAAGGCGAAGCAGCTTATTATTGACGATTTCGACAATATAGCCGCTGAAATAGAATCAAAGGTAAAGTCAGAAATGATTTTTGTGATATTTGCAAGCGGAGGGGGAACCGGATCCGGAGCCGGCCCCATGCTGATTGATCTGCTGATTGACGAAGGGAAAACGGTGGGGGCAATTACCATTATTCCGGCGCCGGATGAAAGCCCAAAGTCGCACATGAATTCCTATGAGTGCTTTTCAGAACTGACAAAGATTTCCGGAACCGGATCTTGCTTTATTATCGACAATGAGAACGGCGAAAAGCTGGAACTGAATGCCATTTTTGCGGATTCCCTTGCCGCATTCCTGGAAATTCCGGAGAAACACAAGAGCATAAAGGGGAATATTGACAAAGCGGAAATCATGGAAACACTGAAAGCGCACGGCGTATCGGTTGTTGTGCGCAGCAAGGGCAAGGAAAGCGCAGATGTGATCCAGGCGGTAAAGGAAAGCGCACTGGCGCCGTTGGAACCGGATAGGGCAGTCAAGTACATAACGGCTTCCCTTGCTGGAAATGTGCGGATGGCAGACCTTGAAAAAGCGTTCGGAATTCCGCTTGACAATTTCCAGACATTCAATGACGATGAAACAATTTGCTGTATTTCCGGGCTGACCTATCCGAAGGCGCGGCTGGATGTGGTATACAACAAGGTTGCTGAAAACAGGGATCAGATCAAGAAGAGCCTTGCGGCTACAAAGGAAACCGAACTGAAGGGGGATATAAACTTCCTGGATGATATGGAGCCAGCAAGGAAAAAGGCGGAGCCGAAAAAGCCGCAGTCAAAACGCGACATAATGAGTAAATATTTATAGCTTTAGGTGGTGATATGAAAATGGCAGAAATGCAGTGGATCAAACTTCGGATTGATATGTTCGATGATGAAAAAATTAAAATCATTCAGGCCATGCCGGAGGGTGACGCGCTTCTTGTTGTTTGGATCCGGCTGATTGCACTTGCCGGGAAATGCAATTCCAACGGGCTTGTGCTGGTGGAAGATGAATTCCCCTACACGGATGAAATGCTTTCAATCATTTTCGGAAAGCCGCTGAATACGGTCAGGCTTGCGCTGAAAACTTTTGAAAAGTTCCACATGATTGAAAGTACCGTAAAGGGAATCTATATCACAAATTTTGAGAAGCACCAAAACATTGAGGGCATGGACAAAATCCGGGAGCAAAACCGGATCCGGAAGCAGAGGGAGAGGGAGCGGAAAAAGGCTTTATTGCTGGAAGAATCATCATCCGCAGCGGCACAAACGCCGGATCCGGAAACGGCTGAAAATGGGAATGTCACAAACGAAGTCACGGGAATGTCACGCGACAAGTCATGTGATTTCACGCAACAGAGAGAAGAAGAAGATAAAGAGAAAGAATATAAAGATATATCTTCTAGCGAAGATATATCATCCGGCCCGGCTGATGAAACGCCGGATCCGGTTCCGGATTCCGGAAGAATCCGGATAGACTATCAGCACATAATGACGGATTTTCACGACACTTGCATAGACTTGCCGACAATCCGTGCTATGTCTGAAGCAAGGAAAAAGAAAATCCGTATACTGTTAAACGAATTTGACAAGCTGAAAATCTGGCAGGATGTAACGATTTACGATAGGCTTCACAGGCTTTTCAAGATGGCGCAGGACAGTGATTTTCTTTCCGGCCGCAATGGCCGCTGGAATGGGTGTTCGTTTGACTGGCTTATTAACAAAACAAACGCCTTGAAAGTCCTTGAAGGCACATACGCAAACAAAGGGGGTGTGAACAATGCAAGGAACGGCACAGGAGCCGGAAACGCTGGAAACAGTAACGGCGCAGATTGTAGAGCGGTTGAAAATACAACGAATGAAGCCCTTGAACGGTTCAGGCGAAACAACGGAAAAGACGGTGTATAAATGCCAGAAATGCCGCGATTCCGGCTGGTATGATGTTGAAAAGGATGGGTATACATTTTCCCATGAATGCGAATGCGGCAAGATACAGCGTGAACGGCTTTCCGGCCGGCTGAAATTTGCGGCAATACCGAAAGAGTTTGAGGGCCAGACAGTGGAAAACTTCCGCACAGACTGTTATTCCACACCGCAGAACAGGGAACTTGCAAAGATGGCAAAGCACCTTGCTTCGGAGTATGTCCGGCAGTTTCCGGAAATCAGGGAAACAGGAAAGGGGCTGTATTTCCATTCCGGTGTTAAGGGTTCCGGAAAGACGCGGCTTGCCGTGTCGATTGCCAATGACCTGATAACACAGCGGATGATCGGGGCAAAGTTCGCAACCACGATCCAGATACTTGACCAGATAAAAAGCACCTGGGGCGAAAAGTCCAGGGAGCGTGACAAAATGGAGCAGGTGAGCGAACAAAAGCTGATTGATGATATTATATCCGTTCCCGTGCTGGTGATTGATGATATAGGCGTTGAACAGCCCAAAGACTGGGTGAATGAGCGGTTTTATAATATCATCAACGGCCGCATGATTGAAAAGCGGATCACGATTTTCACAAGCAATTACCGGATGGACGATCTGAAGCTGGATGATAGGATCGTAAACCGGATTGAAAAAATGGCGTTGCCTATAGAATTTCCGGCTGAATCAATCCGGAGCGCAATCGCAAGAAAGGAGAACAGCGATCTTCTGGATCGCTTGCTGGGGGCATGATTATAGCAGTTGATTTTGACGGTGTTATTACACCAAATGGACACTGGCCTTCCGTTGGGGAGCCGAACACGGCAGTCATTGAATGGCTGAAGGAGTTAAGGGAGAGCGGAAACAAGCTGATTCTATGGACTAACAGGGTGGGGGAAGCACTGGAAACAGCGGTTAAATTTTGCCGCGGTCACGGGCTGGAATTCGACGCAGTAAACGAGAATTTACCGGAAGTCGTTGAATATTTCGGTTCTGATTGCCGGAAAGTGTATGCGAATTACTACATAGACGATAGGGCGGTTTGTATCAGTTTTGAAAGGGGGATGGAATACGTCAATGAACGAATCAGAGAACAAAGTAATTGACAAGATAGAGAAGTTGCTGGCGCTTTCATCATCCAGCAACGAAAACGAAGCGAAGGCGGCCATGGTAAAGGCGCAGGAACTTATGGCAAAGTATGAGATCCGGCGCGAACAGCTGAACGATGGAGAGCCAGAGGAAAGGCCGGTTGTGCATTATACTTCCATGCCGTTCCGTGATGATTGGACACAGTACATCGGTACAATAATAGCGGAAAATTTCCGTTGCCGCCTGGTGACGGTTGCAAAAAGCAGATCCGGAGGTTCGTTCCGGCTGAAATTTTTCGGCTACAATGAGGACGCAGAAATCTGTATAAATATTTTTAATTATGCGGTTAAGGTTGTACGGAAGCGGTTTGTCACGTTGCGGGCCATATATGCGGACGCCGGAAGGGAATTCGGCCGGAATGAAAAAATGAATTATGTGCTTGGATTCTGTCATGGGCTGGAAAAGAATTTTGAAGAGCAGAAAGCGCAAAGTCAGTCCTTCGCCCTTGCGCTGGTGACGCCGCAGGCGGTTATTGATTGCGTGGACGCAATACCGGGGATCGAAGATGGGAAATGGCGGAGTTTTGAGAGCAACCGGGAACATGAATTGCTTCAGCGTACCGGATATGCAGACGGAAAGGCATTCCAGAACGCAGGCGACAAGGAAAGGCTGGAACATGGATCTTGAAAAATTCGCACATGGAAACCTTGCAAGGCAGATTATTGAGGGGATCCGTGCGATTCTTGCGAATATATCCAACGATATGACGCCAGCAAGGGCAAAAAGACAGCTGATTATAAAAATTACGTTCCATCCGGAAGCTGACCGGAAGAACGTGAAAATAGGTATTGAAACAAAAATAAATACAGCGCCGATCATGAGTACCGAAACAAATATGTTCATCGGGCAGGACATAAGCGGAAAGCCAGTTTTTTATAATGCAGATGATCAGATTCCGGGGCAGATCAGCGTTTGCAACATGGAAGGTGAGTGAATGAATTTTGATAAATGCAAGGAAAAGTATTTCATCATCGTGGAGGGCGAGGAACGGGCAACAATCCGTGAATCGCTGGCGGCAGCGGAAAAGAAACGGAAGGCGCTGGCAAAGTACAGCAAGGGAAAGAAAATCTTTATATTCAAGGCGACTGAAAGAAGCTGAACTGGCAGACAAGAAACTTTTCGCTATGCTGGGAACCATTGATTTTTTGTTCGGTGGGAAATCCTACAAAGTGGCAGAATCCAGGATCATGTTCGCCTATGAGATAGGCACGGAGAACGGAAAGCCGTATGTGGTGGCGCTGACTGAAAAATTCGGGACGATTATATTTTACATACCGGAAGGAATATGGGAAAGGCTGGCGAAACGGGCGAAGATGTTCCCATGTACGTTCCGCGAATATCTGTCTTTCCTGATTGAATTCAAGGATTTTGAAAAGCTGGCAGTTCCCTTCATGCTTGCTGGTATACCGCCAAAGGAAGCAGCGGCAAGGATAGGCGCCGCGCTTATGCCGCTTCCTGGAAAGATTCCGGTCAACCGAAATGCTAAAACAAATAACTGGCTGAAAATGCACGGTTATCCTATGCGGAGGAAAGGAAGGGGGAAGAAAAAACATGAATAAATGGCTGGGGAGTGGGAAAGTGTCGGAAGAACCTATTATCAGATACCGGGAGGATAAGGCTTCGTTTATCGCCTTCACGCTGATGGTAAAGCGGAACCGCATTCCAAACGGTGGCCAGCCCGTGGATTTTATAGACTGTATCTGCACCGGCCAGAATGCCAGGTTTGCACAGCAGTTCCTTCGCAAAGGGAAGAAAGTTGAGGTTGTGGGGCCGTTGCAATCCGGACACTATACGGCAAAGGACGGAAAGAAAGTATATACAAAAACGGTATTCGTTGAGGAAATAAATTTCGCTGAAACAAAGGCAGAGGAAGAAGGAAAGCAGGAAAGCCAGCAGCCGGAGCCAACGCCAGCAGACTATAGTTTTATGGATATTCCGGAAGGGATAGATGATGAATTTCCGTTCAATTAGGGGGGTACAGTATGGATGATTTGAAATATAATGCTTCCGGTTATCGGGATAAAGTGGCAGAAATGGCGATCCGCAAGGCTGACCACACGCCGCATGAAATATCTGAACTTGTGGATGTGATAAAGAAAATAGCTGGCGCCTATGGGTATGATATAGACGGCCGGATTGCTTTCCAGGACAAGAAAACAAAAATTGTTTATAAGTGAGGGATAGAAAATGTTAAAAACAGTGTGCATATGCGATCGGTGCAGAAAACAGTTTGAAGCAAAGCTGGCGAAAAGGATTGTTTTTGAACCTACTTTAACGCCGGAAGAAACACTGGGATCAAAACTCGTTGAAATGATGGCACAGGTTTTTGTGAATACACCATGCGACTATTGCCCGGAATGCGTTTCTGAAATCAAGAATTTTATGAAATCGAAAGAAGGTGGAGCTGATGAAAGTAGCATATAGTTTCGACAATGAAAGTTATTCGTGCTGTTATGACACGGAGGAAGAAGCCCTTGCCGACGCATTAAGGGAGATTGAAAGTATTTTGAAATATAATCCGGAATGTGCGCCTGGTTTGGTGTATGTGGGGGATTGCGAACTTTTCAAGCCGTCACTGTCTGGATCCAGCTGGGATATAATCGAAGCCGCAGTATGCCAGGCCGATGATGAAGGCTTCGGTGAATGGGCTGACGATTATCTGTCAGATGTGAAAAAAGAGCATAGGGAGGAACTGGAAGAAAGCCTGGAAAAGGTATTCCAGGAATGGATCGAAAAATACAACTACCATGCGAATTTTTACAAGGTGAATTCATACAGCGTTTACCGCTATGACGAAGAAAAGCATGAATTCCATAAAACCGATGAAGGGAGCAGCAGAGAATGAACCAGGAAGAAAGAATCAGAGAGTTTACAAGACTTATGCAGGAAGCACTTGTTAAGACTGGTATTACATATGCAGTCGAAGCCGGAAAGAATCTGGTTTTGTTTGATACAAAAGTAAATGAGCCGATCGAACTTGAAATAACGGTAGGAACCGAAGTTGTAAAAGAGAACGGCCGGACGTCTGTCACCACGTTTGACCGTTCAAATGTCAACGGATAACATAGCCCTGATTGATGTTGACGGGCATAATTACCCAAATTTGCCACTTATGAAACTGTCAGCATGGCACAAGCGGCAGGGTGATTCCGTTGCATGGTATGAGCCGCTTATACATGGATTCCCAAACAATCCGTTGGAAAAAGTCTATATGTCGAAAGTGTTCAGCTTTACACCGGACTATCCCTATTATGTCAATGCTGATGAAGTCATAAAAGGCGGCAGCGGCTATTGCATTTCGCTTGTGGGTGGGAAAGAGGTATACAACAAAGAGAACGACACGGATCTTCCCAACGAGATTGAACATTTTTATCCGGATTATGGGCTTTATGGGATAACAGATACAGCCTATGGGTTTTTGTCCAGAGGTTGCCCACGCGGATGTGAGTTCTGTCATGTTGCGGCAAAGGAAGGGAAGTGTTCCCACAAAGTAGCTGATTTGTCGGAATTCTGGCGCGGCCAGAAAAATATTGTTTTGTGCGATCCGAACATTATTGCGTGTCCGGAGTGGAAAGACCTTCTGGGCCAGCTGATAGACAGCAAAGCAAAAGTCAATATCAATCAGGGCGTGGATATTCGCATAATGACCGATGAAAAGGCAGAAATGATCAAGCGGATCCGTGTGGACAGCGTTCATTTTGCATGGGATCGGTATGAGGATAAAGAAAAGATCATCCCCCAATTTAAAGCCTTTAAAGAAATTACTGGCTGGAAAGCAAGGAAAACAAGCGTGTATGTTCTGACAAATTTCAATACAACGATTGAGCAGGACTTGGAAAGAATCTACACGCTTCGGGATCTGGACTATGATCCGTATGTGATGGTATACGACAAGGAACACACGAAAAGCAGTGATCCGGTTCGTTATTTGCAAAGGTGGGTAAACAACCGGAAAATATTTAAGACAATAAAGCGGTTTGAGGATTACGATCCCAAATACGGATAAAAGAAGGTGAATAGGATGGTTTATCTAAAAACGTGCCAGTGTATCGGAAAGCCGCTGAAATACGTCACAGCGGCAGAAAAACACAGGTATGAATGTAAAAGTTGCAAAGGGTGTCCATATAAATTTATAGGCCCCTGGGAAAGCGAAGAACAGGCGCGGAGGATCGGAAAAAGACCGTTGCGGAATTTCTTTTCAGGGAAAAAGATCCGGTGCAGATAGAAAGGGGCGAAAGAATGTGAATACCGATGTTATGTTTTCCAGTAAAACGGATAACTGGGCCACGCCGCCGGAGTTTTTCAAGGAACTTGACAAGGAATTTCATTTCAACTTGGATCCGGCAGCTGATGAATTTAATCATAAATGCGATAGGTATTTTACAATCGCAGAGAATGGGCTTTTGCAGGATTGGGGGGGCAATTCCGTGTTTTGCAATCCCCCATATGGGCGGGAGATCGGAAAGTGGGTTGAAAAGGCATACCGGACAAATGAAGAATCCGGGGATCTTGTGGTTATGCTTCTTCCGGCGCGCACAGATACAAAGTGGTTCCATGATTTTATATACCACAAGGCAGAAATCCGCTTTATAAAAGGTCGGCTGAAGTTTGGGGACAGTAAGAACAGCGCCCCATTTCCTTCAATGGTTGTCATATACAGACAGAAACGGGGTGAATCAGATGGGAAAAGTTAAGGGGAAAAAGAAAAGCAAACGTCCGGAATATGTGGTTATATGCCGGGAATTCAACCGGGCGGAAGCCCGGATTGAAATTTCTGTTATTGATTCCGGCGTAACGGATCACCTTATGAACAATTTAATCAAAATGCACATGAGGGATCCACACAAGCGTTATTTTCTAACGCTGAAAAAGGATTATCAGGTATATGGGGCATTGTTCCGGAAGCAGATTGAAACAATGTCAATTAAGAATAACAAGCGCATAGTGGAATTAGGGGTTGATCTGGATGGGGAAAAAGATGATAAAAACCAGGACATTCTATAAATGCCCAGTATGCGGAAAGAATTCAACGGACAGAGGACAGATCCAGCGGCATTTTGCACAACATACAATCATAGCTGAAGAAATCGTGTATTGTAGTATTTGCGGCGAAGGCTGGTATGTGGACTATTGGGGAAAGGATGGAGCCAGACGGAAGGCGGCTTGCTATGAAAAGCATAAAGAAGCTGGGAATATGGACGAAACGGCGGCGAGGGCGTTCTTTCTGTCTGGCGGTGATTTTGGTTATCCTACAGTAAAGAAAGGTGGAAAGGATGGAGAAAACGAAGATAGACTGGGCCGACAGCACATGGAATCCGGTCACGGGATGTTATCATAATTGTGAATATTGTTATGCGCGGCAGATTGCGGCACGGTTCGGGGAATTCATGAGGATTGACGGAACCGACATAAAAGCGATAAAGGGGCCGGATGGTCAGTTATGCGTTGAAGCAGCATATAAAACCGTGAATCCATATCCGGAGAAGTTCACACCGACACTTCACAAGCATAGGTTATCTGAATACAGGGAAAAGAAAGGCAGGAATATTTTTGTTTGTTCGATGGCGGATCTTTTTGGTTCGTGGGTTCCGGATGAATGGATCAAGGCGGTGTTTGATGAATGTCTTGCGGCACCACAGCACAACTATTTATTTTTGACCAAAAATCCGGGGCGTTATATTGAACTGGCAGAAAAGGGGATGTTGCCGCAGGCAGAAAATTTTTGGTATGGATCCAGCGTCACGGGCCCGCATGATCAATACAGCTGGTTCGATGGAAAATATCACTGGTTTTTGTCGGTTGAACCGCTACTTGAAGATCTTGGCGAAATGGATCCGCAGGCATACAAGCCGGAATGGATCATTATAGGGGCAGAAACTGGACGCAGGAAAGGAAAGGTTGCGCCGCGGCTGGAATGGGTGGATAGGTTATTCGGTGAATGTCGGAAATATAATATTCCGGTGTTTATGAAGTCAAGTCTTGCCGACATATGGTCGTGTGCGCTGGAACAGGAATTCCCGGAAAGGTTGATGAAGAAAGGAAATGAAAAGCATGAAAAAATATGATAATGGGCTTTTGAAAACAACGCTGTCAGATGATGGAAAAACAATCAATTTTTCGCTGAAAGTGTCGGATCTGAAATGGTTATTTAAAAACAGTCCTGAAAATCCATGCCAAAGCAACGTAAAAAGGGGAAAGGAACAGCAATTTGTCGATTATGTCCTGAATATGTTAAGCGAACCATCAGGCCATAATGATGATACCGTGAAATGGCTGATCCCTTTTGAAGAAATATTTCTGGAAATATTGGAAGGGTATGAGGATTTTGTTACATACAAAGAATAGGGGGCTGGAATATGCTGATATTGCCTATTAGGAAAAAATGGTTTGAAATGATTCTTTCCGGAGAAAAGAAAGAGGAATATAGGGAAATCAAGCCATATTATAAAAGCAGATTCCGCACAGCTGGAATGATTGATCAGTATGGGCTTCCAACAATTCTTCCGGCAGAAATCATATTCCGGAATGGGTATTCCGCAGATTCCCCGGCTATTAGGGCCAAATGTACGCTGGATATTAAGACAGGGCGCCAGGAATGGGGAGCGGAGCCGGGAAAGGAATACTATGTTTTGCGCATTGAATCAGTGGTTGATTTGACAAAAAGAACATGATAAAATAAAAAGCACGAAGCGCCGTTTCCAGCGCCCCGCACACACAACCTTTAATAATTATACCGCCGCGGCTGTATAATTTCAAGGGGAAGCTGGAAATATGGCAAAACCGGGTAAAAAAAGCAAGGAAAGGGATATTTTCAAAGAAATTGAACTAAAAATCATGCTGATCAATGAACAGATCAAAAATCACCAAAGATCCATTGAAAAGGCAAAGAAAATGTCCGGCTGGCAGGGGCCGGCTGGTGTAAGCGGCATTGATTATTCAAGGGAGCCGGGAAACAGCGTTCATATTTCGTTTGCAGAGGGGCTTCGGATGATTGAGCAGGACACGGAGCGGATCCAAAAACTGAAAGAGGAACGCACAGACCTAAAAAAGAGCATGAAACGCATAAAAAAGATATATGAAAGCCTGGACGGTGACGAAGAACGGGTTTATTACTTGCGCATAATCCGGAAAATGACACAGGAGGAAGCCGCGGATGAAATGGGCTTTTCTAGGCGTCATTTTCAGCGCATAGAATACGGAATGCGGGATCAAGGGCTGATGTAAAAAATGAAAATTTTTTTGTGTGAAAATTTTGTGAACTTTTTATGAACAAAATCGCCGGAAGCATTGATTTTTCTGGATTTTCGGAATTTACAAATGTCGCATTTTATGTCGCAAAATATGTCGCTGAAATGTCGCGTCAATATGTGTTATACTATGTACAGTGATAAGTGTATCAAAAGACAAGGGGCGCAGCCGGAGGGCGGCGCTTTTTTCATGCCGTAAAAAGGGGGTGTTTTTCTTGAATACGGTGGAGCCGATCCGGGATATGGATCTTGTGCTGGATGTGGCCGACTATCTGAAGGCGCAGAATGAACGTGACTACGTTCTTTTTATGTTCGGCATTTACACGGGGCTTCGGATTTCTGACATTTTAAAATTCCGTGTGCGTGACGTAAAGGACAAAGACGCCGTATATATACGCGAGGAAAAAACGGGTAAGGAAAAACGCTTTCCCATAAATGCGGAACTGAAACCTATTATTGTAAATTATATACAGGGGAAAAGGGATTTTGAGTATTTATTTAAAAGCCCCAATTATCCCAACAAGGCAATAAGCCGACAGCAGGCATATAATATTCTGTCTAAAGCTGGTGGTGCATTCGGTATCAGCAGTATAGGCACACATACACTACGAAAGACATTCGGCTATCATATGTACCAACAGACACATGACGCTGTAACTATCAAGGAAATACTGAATCATTCGGATATATCTGTAACACTACGATATATCGGTATCAACCAGGACAACAAAGACAAGGCTATCAAGGGGCTGACCTTTAAGAAGAGGGGCCACAGATAAGCCTTTTTATTATGCCCGTACACAGCTGAATAATAGGCAGTCATATTGTTGTTTGCCCTTTACTTGTCACATTGAACCGCTGTCAAATGGTGTGTATAACTTTTGTTCGCACTTTAATGAAAGAATACAGTACACGCATGACTTGACAGAATGTAAAGATATGTCAAGTAAGTGGGTGGGGGCAGACCGGCCCGGACACGAACGGAAGTTTGCCCCAAAACAAAATAGGTTCTTTCAGAGGGTAAATCGGCCTTGCGGGTCTGCGAAGCCCAAAACCTGGCTAGATTTGAAAAAAAAATAACGGAAGTTGCCGTTTCCGGTTTTGGGGCCAGAAAGGGGGTGAGGGCATGGCGAAAGCGGAAACCGATTCCGCAAAGGTGACGAACATTGACAATATAACCGTTTCGGCGGCGGTGCTGGGAGATCTGTTTGGTGTTAAGGATAGACGGATCCGGCAGATGGCAGATGAAGGGATCGTGGTGAGGGCGGCAAAGGGGCGCTATAAGCTGGTGGATTCCTTAAAGAACTATCTGCTGTCATTGAAGCTGGCAGCGGAGGGCGTCGGCGTGGATATGGTGGATGGTGAAATCAATTTTGACGAGGAAAAGGCGCTTCACGAAAGAGTGAAGCGGCACATTTCGGAACTTAAATTGCAGACCATGAAAGGGGAGTTGCACAAAGCGGAGGATGTCGAAACGGTTATGATGGATATGCTGGCGGCATTCAAAACAAGGACAATGAACATTCCTTCCAAAGTGGCGCCTATCCTGGAAAACCGCGACGCGGCATATATCAAAGACCGCCTGACAAGCGAAGTCACCGAAGCACTGAACGAACTGAAGGACTATGATCCGAAAGCGTTCTATAGTGATGAATATGTGGAAAGCGAGGAAGAGGATGAGCAGCAAGGTTAAAATCGAACAGTCGCCGCTTGTGGAGCCGGACAAAGTTATTCTGAAAACACGGCACAAAGACCGGGGGATCGAATTTAAGACGCTGAAGCTATTCCGCGATATTGCGAAAGTGGTCAGCCCGCCGCCGCGCCTGACTGTCAGCCAGTGGGCGGATCGTTATCGGAGGTTGTCAGCGGAGAGCGCGGCGGAGCCTGGACAGTGGAACACAGACCGGGCGCCGTACCAAAGGGAGATAATGGACGCCGTAAACGATCCGATGGTTGAAGATATTGTTATTATGAGTTCGGCGCAGGTAGGAAAAACAGAACTGATTTTGAACATTATCGGATATTACATAGACTATGATCCGGCGCCCATGCTGGTAGTGCAGCCGACAGTAAAGCCGATGGCAGAAGATTTTTCAAAGGATAGGCTGGCACCGATGATCCGCGACACGCCGACGCTGACCGGGAAAGTCCGTGACGCAAAATCAAGAACTTCCGGCAATACAATCCTACACAAGACATTCCCCGGCGGCCATGTAACGATTGCCGGGGCGAATTCCCCTTCAAGCCTTGCTTCAAGGCCCGTCCGGATCGTGCTGATGGATGAAACAGACCGCTATCCGGCGAGTGCTGGCACTGAAGGAAATCCGATCAAGCTGGCAGAAAAGAGGACAACGGCATTCTGGAACAAAAAGAAAATCAAAGTTTCCACGCCTACGATAAAGGGGTACAGCCAGATAGAAAAGGAATTCCAGTCCGGCACTATGGAAGAATGGTGTGTACCGTGTCCGTGTTGCGGCAAATATCAGCCCTATGAATGGAGCCGGATCCATTTTTCTGATGTAACGATGGAGTGTAAATATTGCGGTGAGCATATTTCAGAAGTTGACTGGAAACAGGGGGAAGGGAAATGGGTTGCGGCACATCCGGAGATACACCGGAAGCGGTCGTTCCACCTGAATGAACTTGCTTCCCCCTGGACGCACTGGCCGACAATCATCCGGGAATGGAGGGAAGCCAGCCGGGAACTGAAAGAAAACGGTGATCCCAACAAGATGAAAATATTTATCAATACAGTGTTGGGGGAAACGTGGGAAGAACGCGGCAAAGGCGCAGACGATGATTCCCTTTTGTCGCGCCGGGAACGGTACGAAGCGGAGATTCCGGAGGGCGTCCTTCTGCTGACGGCGGCCGTTGACGTGCAGGACGATCGTTTTGAAATTGAGGTTGTCGGCTGGGGGCGCGGCTATGAATCATGGGGGATCAAATACGAAAAAATGTATGGAGATCTGGACAAGGAAGAAACATGGGATCAGCTGGAAGCATGGCTTGACCGTGAATTTTATTTCGCGTCCGGATCTTCCCTTTTGATTGCCAGAACTTGTATTGATACCGGAGGGCATAAAACAACGGAATGTTACAAGTTTCTGAAGCGCATGGAGAAAAAAGGGAAACGTATCAGCGGAATAAAGGGCTTCGGCAGGGAAAGCCAGGGGATCCCCCTTATTCACAAGCTGTCAACAAACAATGAATACAATGTGAAAGTGTTTATCCTGGGCGTGGACAGCGGAAAAGAAATTGTTGTTACAAGGCTGGGGACGGTTGACGAGGGCCCCGGCTATTGCCATTTTCCGATCAATGCTGACCGCGGCTATAATGAAACCGTCATAAAGGGGCTGAACAGCGAACAGAGGGTGACGGAAATCAAAGACGGGCGGGCGGTGAGCAAATGGAAAAAGAAAAGCGGCACGCGGAATGAGCCGCTGGATCTTCGTGTCTACAATACGGCGGCAGTTGAAATATTGCGCCCGGATTTTGATGTTCTGGAAAAGAAGGTGAAGGCTGGCATAAATTACATGAAAAAATCACCGGGAAAGGCAAAGAAAAAGCGGAAAACCGGAGCCGTGAGCCGCGGGGTGCAGATATAGAAAGGTGGAACCATGTTGACAAAATTACAGAAGGAGCGCCTGGAACGCTACAGAAAGCGGCTTGAAATGTATTATGAGGCCGAAGAAGCCGTGTTGCTGAATCAGGAATACACAATCGGCACAAAGAGCCTGAAAAGGGCTGACCTGTCTACCATACGGGCGGCAATCAAGGATCTGGAAGGGCAGATTGAAACGCTGGAAGCAAACGGCGGCGGCAAAAATAAGGCATTCCGCTTCCTTCCGCGGGATATATAAGGCGGTGGAACTATGAATATTTTTGATAAAGTCGTTGAAACAATCAGTCCTTCGGCCGCCTTGCGCCGGGAATCGGCGCGCTGGAAGCTGAAAACAATCCGTTCTTTCCAGAATTCCGGCTATGATGAATCCGGGGCGGCACGGAACAAAAATTCAATGCGCGGCTGGCTGGCGTCCAGCAAGACGCCGCAGGAAGATATTGATAAAAACATCCCGGTATTGCGGCAGAGGTCAAGAAGCCTGTTTATGTCGGCACCGCTGGCCGTATCAGCAATTAAGACGAACCGGACAAATATTGTCGGTGAGGGCTTGCGGCTGAAAAGCACGATTGACGCGGAATTTCTTGGAATGACGCCGGAGCAGGCCGCAGAATGGCAGCGCAGCGCAGAAAGGGAATTTGAATTGTGGGCGCGGTCAAAGTTTTGTGATTCTACAAGGGTAAATAATTTCTATGAAATCCAGCAGGTAGCGTGTATGTCGTGGCTGATGAACGGTGACGCTTGCGTCCTTCTGGAATATGAACGCCCCACAAGGGCGTTACCGTATGGGCTTAGAATACACCTGATAGAATCTGACCGCGTTTCCACACCGCACAGCACCGGAAACAATGTCTATTTGTACGCAACGGATCCAGACACGAAAAACCGGATTTTCAACGGCGTTGAAGTGGACAGCAACAACCGGGTTGTGGCCTATCATATTTGTTCTACATATCCGAACAGCAACCTTTACGCAAAAAAAGAATGGAAAAGGGTGAAAGCGTTCGGGGATAAGACCGGGACGCCAAACGTCCTTATGATCTACGAAACGGAAAGGGCTGAACAATACAGGGGGGTTCCGTACCTTGCGCCCGTCATAGAATCACTGAAACAGCTGACGCGCTACAGCGAAGCGGAAATGATGGCAGCAGTCATAAACGGATTTTTTACCGTGTTCGTGAAATCTGAAAAAGGCACTTCGGAAATGGGCTTTACTGGCGTTATGGACGAAGAAGATCAGGTTACGGATGATGATGTAAATTATGAACTGGGCCCCGGCATGGTCAATATGCTTGCGCCCGGTGAGGATATAGAGATTGCGGACGCAAAGCGCCCATCCAGTAATTTTGACGCGTTCACGACTTCGCTTGCAAAGTATGTCGGCGCGGCGCTGGAAATCCCGGTTGAAATCCTGGTTAAAAATTTTTCGTCCAGCTATTCCGCTTCCCGCGCCGCATTGCTGGAAGCATGGAAAGCATTCAGGATGAAAAGATCGTGGATGGCGGCCGACTTTTGCCAGCCGGTATATGAAATCTTCCTTGCTGAAGCAATCGGCAGCGGAAGGCTGAAAGCACCGGGGTTTTTTCTTGATCCGCTGATCCGTATGGCATATTGCGGCGCACAATGGAACGGGCCGGCGCAGGGCATGATCGATCCGGTCAAAGAGGTAAACGCAGCGGAAAAACGGATCAATATAGGCATTTCTACAAGGCAGCGTGAAACCATAGAAATGACTGGCGGTGATTTCGACAGCAACATAGCACAGCTGGCGCGCGAAAATCAGCTGATGAAAGCGGCTGGAATCCTATCATCCGGAGCGGAAAAACAGCCGGAAAACAGGGATCCGGAGGAAAACGAGGAAGAAAGCGAGGAAGAAACAGATGGAACGGAAAATGATGATAACGAATCAGCCGACAGCGGCGGGGAGCCTGGAACCGAAAACGGGTAAATTCTGGAATTTCCTGGACAACGGTGACACGGCGGAACTGCAGCTTTTCGGAACAATTCAGTCCGAAGAAGATTGGTGGAGTGATGATTGCGTGACATACCGCAATTTCATAAATGAACTGAACGGGCTGGGGGATAAGAAATCTATAAACGTGGTAATCCATTCAATAGGCGGTGATGTGTTCGCGGCAAATGCCATATACAGCGCCCTGGCTATGAATAAAGCCACGATTACCGGAACAATTATAGGGATATGCGCAAGCGCGGCAACAATCGTCCTTATGGCTTGTGACAGCCGCAGGATTGCAAAGAACGCTATCCTGATGGCGTATAATCCTTCCGTGTCCTTATGGGGTTCCTATCAGGCCGACGATCTTTTAAAGCTGGCAGAAGTTACGAACCAGGTCAAGAAAAGCATTGTTGCCGCTTACATGGAGCGGCTGGACAAAACAGAGGAAGAAATAAATCAGCTTATGGATGAAGAAAGCTGGTATGTGGGGCAGGAAGCCGTTGACGCCGGATTTTGCGACAGCGTGATTGAAGCGGATTTCCAGAACAGCGCCCTTTCAAAAAATTTCATGGTGGACGGTGTTCCATACAGTTTCAAGAACTATGTGGAGAAATTCGTTCCGGACAACATACGGAAAAAGGTTCTGGATCTTTCTAAAACGCCGCAGAAAGAAACCGGGGCTTTTTTTGATACACCAAAAAAACCACAGAAAGGAAATGCAAAAATGGATGAAGAAAACAAGACAACGCCTGTTATTTCTGATGCCGCAGGGCTGAAAGCGGCATATCCGCAGTTATGCGCACAGATCGCCGCTGACGCAGTTTCCGCAGAAAGGGAAAGGCTGAAAGCGATTGACGAGATCGCAAAGGGGATCCCGGAAGATGTGCTGATGAAGGCGCGGTATGATGAACCGATTTCGGCCGCAGATCTGGCGCTTGCACAGATGAAGGCAAACAATGCCGCCGGCCAGCAGTTTTTGAATAACATGGTTCAGGAAATGCAGAATTCCGGCGCGGCAGCAGTCGGAACGGAGCCTAACACGGGCTATGATACGGCACAGCAGAAACAGGCAGAAAGCGCACAGAAAGTCGCTGGATTCGCCAATAAGCTGAAAGCCGACAAAAGAAGGGGGTAAAAAGGATGAATATGTTTGAACAGATTGGAGAATTCAAGCCGGATTCCCTGATTGCCGGAAATGAATTCCCTATAATGAAAGAGGGGATCGGCCTGAAAGCCGGATATGGAGTTTTAAAGCGCGGATCGCTGATCATGAAGGGTACTGACAATGCCGGATATGTGGCCGGAACGGTTGTAGAAGTGAAAAAAGGAGAAGGGGAAAGCGCCACCACTTCCAACATGGAAATGAAAGTGTTCGGTATTCTGACGGATGATTCCGACACCGGAACGGACAAAACGGCTGACAATATTCCGGCCGTATGCTACCAGACCGGGGAATATAACCGGGCGGCCGTTATTGTTTCCGGTACGGGCGCAAAAGTTGAAAATTACGAGGATGATATGAAATGCGTGGGAATCTATCTTCGCAGCGTCCAGAATTATGAATAGGAGGGCAGAAGAAAATGATTAGAATTACATTCAAAAATGGAGAAAAAACAGAGTGGACTAAAAAGGAATACGATGATTACAAGTATGACGGCAAGTGCTTCATTATCGTAAAAAATGGCCAGTGGGTAGGGCTTTACAATATTGAAAGCGTTATTTCTGTAGTCATTGTTCCGGAAGCATAAGAAGGAGGATTATAAAAATGGCAGAATATACCACACGGGAAATGATGGAAGCGATTGACCAGACGCCGCCTGTCAGATCCTTTTTGCAGAAAACCTTCTTCCCTGGGGCGCAGACGCACGTCACGGAAAAGGTTGAATTCGATGTGCGCAAGGGAAAGCGTATCATGGCGCCGCTTGTAAGCCCGCGCAAAGGCGGCAAGGTTATCACGCGCCAGGGCTGGAAAACGAATCAGTTCACCACACCGAAGATTGCACCGGAAAGGGCGCTGACCGTTGACGATGTTTCCAGCCGCGCGATCGGTGAAAATATCTATTCGCAGAAAACGCCGGAAGAAAGGGAGGATGAACTTCTTGCCAAAGATTTCACAGATCTGGAAGAGGCCATCGACAGAAGGAAAGAATGGATGTGCAGGCAGATTCTTTTTGAAGGAAAGATAGATGTCCAGGACGAGGAAGAAGGGGTGGATGTACAGATTGACTTCGGCTTCACAAATATTGTCGTGCTTGCGGCCGATGAACAGTGGACGCTTGCAACGGTCAATCCGCTTCCGCTTTTCCGCAGATTACGGAAGAAAATCATCAAGGACACTGGGCGGGCGCCGGATATTGCGATCTTTTCATCCGATGTGATCGAAGATTTCATTATGAACACGTTCGTTATTAAGGCTATGGATGTGCTGAACATGAAAAACGTGGTAATTGAGCCGCGTGTAGTGGATCCGGCGCTGACCTTTTACGGCAGGATCGCAGAACTGGATCTTGACCTTTATACCTATGATGAATGGTTTTTGAACGATGAAGGGGAGGATGAATCCATCATACCGCCCGGAACCGTCCTTCTGGGCCATTCTGACGGCGAGGGCCAGATCGAATATGGGCTTGTCACGCAGATGGAAGATAAGAAATTCCGTTCATACGAAGGCAAGCTGGTTCCTAAAGTGTGGGCTGATGAAAACAGCGAGGTAAAGAAAGTAAGGCTGACTTCAAGGCCGCTTCCGCGCCCGTTTGATGTGCAGTCCTGGGCTGTTATCTATGTAAAGAAAGGAGAAAACGCATGAGGTACAGAACAAAAGTAACGGTTATAGCAGGCGGCAGGGAATACGGCCCTGGAAAGATTCTTCCGGAGGATATTTCAAAGGGGGATCTTGCGTTTCTGAAATCAAAGGGCTTCGTTGATCCGGTGGATATGGCGCCGGCCGCAGCGGCTGGGGATGATGAAGAGGATCCGGACGATGAAGGCGGCGGCTTTTCCGGTTTTAACGAAAGGGAGCCGGACGCACTCAAAAGCCCGGATGAAATCAGGAAGATCCGTTCTAAAAAGGATGTTTACAACTATGCGGATTCCATCGGTTTTGACCTGGGGGAAAATTACGAGGAAAAAAGCCTGAAAGCATTACAGGAGGAAGTGATCAATTTCCAGGAAGAAAAGCTGGAGGACGGTGCAGAGGTCGATCCGGAAGGGGAGTGATGTTTCATGCGTTCATTCAAGGATCAGCTGGAAAAGGATTTTGACAATACCTTTTTCAACCAGAATGAATTTGCGGAAATCCACGACATTGACGGGGAAAAGATCCCTGTTGTTGTGGATAACGACACGCTTCTACAGCTGAACCTGGGGAAAACGGCGGATTCTGACGGCATATTTCAGGATAATAAAATGTTTTTTGTCCAGAAAAAGCATATGCCGGATCAGCCTGTTATTGATCAGATCATGGAATTTGATGGTGAAGCGTATAGGATCGGGAACGTATTGGAAGATTTCGGCGGCTATACCATCATTCTGAAAGGGAATGAAAGCTGATGATCATACAAAAAGTAGAGGTTACAAGCGTTGAGGAAATAGAACAGCGGCTAGGCGCGTTTAAAAGCAAGGCACCGCTTGTCGTAACCAGGGCAATCAACCGGGCTGTATCGAATATCCGGAAGAACATGGGGAAAGAAGTTCCGCAGCGGTATTTTATTTCCAGCGGAACGGTCCGGGGAACGATCCGCACGGTGAACGCAAACAAAGGGAGCCTTTCCGGGGCGGTTATTTCCAGCGGAAGCCCTATTGCCCTGTCAAAGTTCAAAATAAGCCCAAACAGGGGCGTAAAACGCACGAAAAAGGGCTATTCCCCCGGCGTGTATTCGGCAGGCGTGGAGAAATCCGGAGGGCTGAAGCCGCTTTCCGGGGATCCGAAGGCTTTCATGGCTGATATGAAATCCGGCCATACTGGCATATGGAACAGGGTATCAGACAGCCGCCTTCCGATTAAGCAGTTATACGGGCCATCGGTTCCGCAGATGGCAAAAAATGAAGAAATCATGGAGAAAATCAACAAAGAAGCCGGGGAAACGCTGGAAAAGCGTATCAATGCGGAAGTGGCCAATATCTTGCGAAAGGGGTGATTCTAGGGTATGCAGACAGACGTTTTGCTTCAGAAGGCGCTTGTCGATGAGGTAAAAGACGAATTAAAGGACTATACATCGGTAAACAACGCGGGGGAATACTTGCATTTCAACGTATATCCGCAAAATTTACCGGCCAAAAAAGGCAAAAATGATAATGAACATTTTCCGTATGTCCTTGTGTGCCTGGATGAAGAGCAGATAAACGGCGAGGAATCCGAAAATATGTGTTCAGTCTATTTTCTGGTTGGGATAAATGACAAAAATCCGAACAACCAGGGCCACTTTGATGTGGCCAATGTGCTGAACAGGCTGGAAGATCGGTTCTTATCAAAGCGGCTGGTTGACAGCAGATACCGGATCACGTTTCCGCTGACAAAAAAATTCCAGGAAGAGGACACATGGCCTAAATTTTTGGGCGGTATGTCTACAATATGGGTGGTGAAAGCACCGGAAATCGAGGAAACAGAATATGATTGAAGAAAACAAACAGGTCATGTATATGGGGCCTACAATTCGCGGCGTCGTGAGGAACGGCGCCGTTTTTAGTGGCGGCATTCCGAAAAGCCTTGAAAAGATGGCAGAAAAGAAACCGATCATCAAAAATCTGATCGTGCCACTTTCCGAGATCGTGCAGGTGAAAAAGGATGTTGACACTGAAGGAACCGTGGCAGCAGTTGCCTACAATCGAATTTCGGGAATGTCTGAAGAAGAGATAAAAGAAATCACGGAAGGGGCGTAAAGAATGAAATCAAATTATAAGCATGGGATAGAAACCAGGCGCGTACCCACGCAGCTATCTATTCCAATTAAAGCGGACGGCTGCCTTCAATGCGTTATTGGAACGGCGCCAGTGAACCTTGCGGAAGATCCGTATGATACCGTAAACAAGCCGTTTTCGTTTTACAACAAGTCGGCAGCAGTCGCGGCGCTTGGATATAGTACGGATTTTGAAAACTATACATTGTGCCAGTCCATGTATGCGACTTTTGATGTGTTTGGGGTTGCACCTATCATCATGATCAATGTGCTGGATCCGGAAAGGCACGTCAAGGCGCAGCTGTCAAAGGAATACACGGTTGAAGGCGGCAAAATCAAGATTGAGGAACAGGGGATCCTTTTGGATAAACTTTCCATTTCATCCACGGGAGAAGCGGAAACCGTTTACAAGGATGAAGAAGATTATATTGCCACATTCAATACGGACGGCACTGTCACGGTTGCCATTGTCACCACAGGGGCGGCAAAGGCTGAAACCAAACTGAAAGCCACGTTTGTACAGCTGGATCCTTCAGCTGTCACTTATGAGGATGTGATCGGTTCCTACAATGTCAAGACCAAAGCAAAAACCGGAATGGAACTGATTGACCGCGTATATCCGAAGCTGGGGCTTGTGCCTTCGCTTTTGCTGGCGCCTGGATGGTCACACAAGCCGGCCGTTGCCCTTGCGCTGGTAGCAAAGGCACAGTCAATTTTCAGCCTTTTTACGGCAAAGGTTGTCGTGGATCTGGACACAGCAGAGGGGAAAGCGGATTCAATGGAGGAAATCCGGGAATATAAGGACAAGAACGCATATTCTGACCGGAATATGATTGTTGCGTGGCCTATGGTTGCCGTTGGCGACTACAAATATTACTACAGCGCACAGCTGGCGGCACACCTGGAACATTTATCAGCCGGAAATGGCGGTGTTCCCTCAAAATCACCGTCTAATAAAGACATTAAGATCACGGGGCTTTTTACGGCAGACGGCAAGGAAATAACAATGGATATGGATGAAGCCAACGATTACGCCAACGCTTGCGGCGTGGTTACGGCAATCAATTTTAATGGGTGGAAATGCTGGGGGAATAATACGGCGGCCTATCCATCATCATCCGATCCCATAGACAGATGGATCAATACGGTCACGATTTTTGACTATATGGAAAACAATTTTAAACTCACGTTTTTCCAGAAGGTTGATGAACTGGCCAGTTACCGCCTGATTGATATGGTTGTTTCCGGGTTCAATATGCAGCTGAACAGCCTTCAGGCTTCGGATGATATAGCTGGCGGCGAGATTGTGTTTGAGCATGACGAAAATCCGATCAATGAAATTTTGAACGGACACATTTTGTTCCATACCTATGTAGGCGGCTGGGCGCCAGCTGAACACATTGAGAATGTGTTTGAATTTGATCCTACAATCACAGAAGCCGCGCTGAAAGGGGGTGCTGAATAATGGTTATACCCACACTGTTAAACAATTTCAATATGTATGGGGAATCGCATAAATTTTTAGGCGTATCGCCGGAAGTCACGCTTCCAAATTTTGAATATCTGACAGAAACCATTGACGGTGCCGGGATCGGCGGCGAGGTTGAGGAAGCAATCGAAGGCGCCTTCGGTTCCCTGGAAACAGAAACCACATTCCAGAACATAGGAACGGAAATGTTTGATTATATCACCCATACAGGAATGGTTGTATACCGTGGATCCATGCAGATGACAGACACGGCAACACAGACAAACAAATTCCAGGGGATTGTTGTCACGACAAAAGGAAAAGTAAAGTCCTTTGATATGGGATCGCTGAAAAAAGGCGGCAAGGGTGAACCGAAGATTGTAAGGGAGCTGACCTATTGCAAAGTTACAATCGGCGGGAAAAATGTGCTGGAACTGGATAAATACAATCTGATCTGGAAACTGAACGGCGTTGACCGTTTACAGGAAGTGCGCAGCCAGATCTAAAAAATGATAAGAAAGAGAGGAAATAAGCATGGACAGCTACAATGAAACAAGCCGGGAAGATTACACTGGGGAAAATGCAGCGGAAAACGCAGGGGGAAACACGGTTCCGGAGATTCCGGTTGCGGCACCGGCCGCAAATGGAAAGGAAACGCTTCTTCCCAAAAAAGAAGGGGCGGAGGATGAACTGATCATCAAGTACCGGAAGCCGTTTGAGTTTGAGGGGGAAACCTTTACAGAACTTGACCTTCACGGGATGGAAGATTTGCGCGGGCGTGACCTGACGGCGATTGAAAAGGCATTTAACAAAACGGGCGTTTCTTCATTCGTTCCGGAAAGCACGACAACCTATGCGAAGATCGTTGCAACAAAAGTAACCGGGCTTCCCGCTGAATATTTCGAGGATCTTCCGGTGGGCGAGATTGAAAAGATTAAAAATGCCGTTGTGGGTTTTTTCTACAAAGAAGAATAAGGCATGATTCCGGTCGTGACATACAGAAAACTTCGGTTCATCTTGCAATGGCCACGAATACCGGAATTGATTTTTTCACGGGCCTTCCGATTGAAGATTTTCTTGACATAGCAAAGGAGGCGGCAGAAATCGGCAAACAAAACAACCTACGAACTGGCGCTGGAAATCGGAGGTAAAATCCAGAGTTCACTTGAAAAATCAGTGGGCGGGGTAAACAAAAAGCTGGATTCCATCGGAAAAGCCGCAAAAACAGCGGCAAAGATCGCAACGGCGGCATTCGCCGCTGTTAAGGTCGGGGATTTTATGAAGGACGCCATTTCCACATATGCGGATTTTGACCAGGCAATGGCCAATACAGCGGCTACAGCCGGGGCAAGTGCTGAAGATTATCAGAAATTGGAAGCCGCCGCGCTGGAAATGGGGAAAAAGACAACCAAAACAGCAACGGAAGCCAGCGAGGCCCTGGGGTATATGGCACTTGCCGGGTGGGATGTTGATACATCAATATCAGCCCTAGAACCAGTCCTTCGGCTTTCCGAAGCTACTTCGATGGATCTTGCAACGTGTTCCGATCTTGTGACAGATTCAATGAGTGCATTAGGCCTTACCGTCGATGAACTATCCGGCTATCTGGATGTGGCGTGTAAGGCCAACAATAAATCAAACCAGACGGCGCAACAGCTGATGGAAGCATACATCGGTTGCGGCGGCGTTATGAATAACTTGGGCGTCGATGTGGAGGATAGCGCCACGGCGCTTGGCGTTCTGGCTAACAGGGGTATCAAGGGATCCGAAGCCGGAAACAAACTGAATACAGTCATGATCAACCTGACTTCCGGAACCGGGCAGGCTGGGGAGATGATGAAAAAGCTGGGGATTTCCGCATTCGATTCCGAAGGAAAGTTCATAGGGCTACAGGAAACACTTGAACTTGTGAACAATGCAACAAAAGACCTGACAGAAGAGGAACGGAATGCCGCACTTGCGGCAATCGGTGGAAAGACGCAGATTGATACTTTAAATGACCTTCTGGCGGGGCTGAATACCACGACAGAGGACGGCCGGACAGAATGGCAGGCGTTAAGTGATGAACTTCACAACGCAGACGGGGCCATGATGGAAATGGCCGGAAAAGTCACAGACACGCTTCCGGGGGCCATGGCCGTTTTCGGTTCAGCGGTAGACGACGCAAAGATCCGGCTATGCAAGATATTTGCACCGATGGCAAAAGACGCCATTTTTGCTATTGCTGACCACATACCGAAAATCACCGAGAAAGTGACCGGATTCATACAGGAGTTGTCCGGGAAAGCGGTTCCGGCAATCGGAGCCTTCAAGGATAAGGCAGTCGCGCTTTTCAACCGGGTTCGCCCGGTGCTGGAAGATATAGGCTCCAAAGGGGCAGCAGCTTTCCGGTTCCTGGCAGAAACAGGGCAGACAGCCCTTCAGAATGTCAAGGCGGCTATTGAGGAAAACAAGCCGGCCATTGATAAGGTTATCGCGGTTGTTCTGGATCTGAAAGACAAACTTTTCCAGGCATTTGAAAAGGCAAAACCGACAATTTCATTCATAGCAACACAGGCGCTTCCGCAGGTGGTAGCGGCGGCCATGAAATTAGTGGGGGCGGCAGCCACGGTATACCAGAAATTAAACGAATGGGGGATGATAAAACCTATTATCATGGGGATCGCCGGGGCAATAGCGGCGGTCAAGATGGTAAATTTTGCAAAGGACACACTGAACACGGTGAAAGCAGTCAAGGCACTTGTGACCGTGTTTGCGGCAGAAAAGAAGGCCATGCTGGCGAATCTTGCGCTGAAGATAAAGGATAAAGCGGAAACGCTGTACATTCATGCTTTATATGCAAAGGACGCCATTGTCAAGGGGGCAAGCACAGCGGCAACGTGGGCGCAGACCGCCGCAATGACAGCATGGAACGCAATTTGTACAGTAGGAACGGCAGTAACAACGGCGCTTGGCGCCGCCTTTACTTTCCTGACAAGTCCGATCGGGCTTGTAATACTGGCCATTGCCGCAATTATCACAATCGGGGTTTTGCTGTATAAAAATTGGGATACGATAAAGGAAAAAGCTGGACAGCTGAAGGAGTGGATCACCGGAAAATTCAACGAATTAAAGGAGAACATTTCAAATGCGGTTCAGGCATTTGCCGACAAATTCCCAGCGGCATTCGCATTTATTAAATCCGTGTTCGACAGCTGGCGCCAGACCGTGACAAACGTCATATCCGGAGTAAAGCAGGTATTCCAGGGAATCATTCAGTTTTTTACCGGGGTATTTACCGGGGATTGGTCAAAAGCCCTGGACGGGCTGAAAAATATCTTTTCCGGCGCATTCAAGGCACTTTCTTCGCTGGCTATGGCGCCGCTGAACGCATTGAAAGGCGTTGTTACTGGTGCATTCAACGCAATAGACGTTGCAACCGGGGGAAAGCTGACGGCGATCAAGGAAAAGGCTTCCGAAGCGTGGAATTCCGTGAAAGAAACAGCCGGAAACGTGCTGTCAGCAGCAAAGGACACGATCACGGAAAAGCTGTCAAATATAAAGGCGGCATATGATTCACACGGAGGGGGCATAAAAGGAGCGGCATTCGCCGCTATGGAGGGAGTGAAGGGCTATTATACAGCCGGATATTCCTTTATTAACAATCTGACTGGCGGCAAGCTGGATGAAGTAAAAGCAAAATTCACAGAAAAGCTGTCAGCAGTCAAAACAACCGTGTCGGAAGCGTTTTCAAACGTGACTAGCACGGTTGGAAGCCTTATGTCGCAGGCGGCTTCCAACGCAAGAACAAACCTGGAATCCATGAAATCGGCATATACATCCGCTGGCGGTGGGATTAAAGGCATTATGGCCGCTTCCATGCAGGGGGTGCAAAACACGGTCAGCAACGTGTTATCAGCCATAAATACGATAACAGGCGGCAAGCTGGAAGCCGTCCGGAATGCTTTTCAGTCAAAAATTGAGGGAGCGAAGCAGGTTGTTTCCAATGGGCTGAATGCGATCAAGAATTTCTTTTCCGGGTTATCACTGAAATTGCCGGACATTAAACTTCCGCACTTTTCAATCAGCGGCGAATTTTCACTAAAGCCGCCGAGTATTCCGCATATCGGCGTTGAGTGGTACAAGGAAGGCGGCATTCTTACCGGGCCTACAATTTTCGGGGCAAACAACGGATCCTTGCTGGGCGGCGGGGAAGCAGGGCGCGAAGCAGTCCTTCCGCTGTCTGAATTATGGCAGAATATGCGTTCCGTGGTTGCTGGCGTGGTAGGTTCCGCAGTTCCGCAGACAGCAGCAGACAGCGGCGGCGCTGGGATATTTGACCGCATAAAACAGCTGGTAAACGGCGGCCCGACAGCCGGATCCGAAGGCGGATCTGTAACAAAGGAACTTTATAACACAGTAAACAATAACAATACGGTAAACAAGACAAGCGAAGCAAACAGTTCTGACAATTCATCAAAAGTCGTATTTTCACCGCAGATAACGATCCAGGGCAACGCTGACAAAAAAGATGTGGAATCCGCATTGAAAATGTCACAGCAGGAATTTGACCGGATGTATGCGGAGCATGAGCGGCAGAGGGGCAGAACAGCCTTCGCCACATAGGAAAGGGGGCTGATGTATGGACGAAAACAGGATATACACAACCGTTCAGGGCGATATGTGGGATTCTATAGCCTATAATTTTTATGGTGATGTGAAATATATCGGCCTTTTATTAAAAAACAATCTTGACCTTCTGGATGTGTATGTTTTTTCAGCCGGAACAAAGGTTTTTATTCCGGAGCTTCCGGAAGAGTATGAGGACGACATACCAGAATGGAGAAGATAAGCTATGCAGGCAAGGCAATCATCCGTTATCGTCAAATATAACGGGAAGGACATAACAAAGACGATCACCGACTACACAGAGGGATTCCAGTATGTTGACCACGCAAGCGGCACGGCTGACACGGTAACGCTGAAGCTGAACAACCGCAGCGGTAAATGGTCGGCAGGCTGGATCCCGGTGCAGGGTGATTATGTGGAACCAACGATCAAGCTGACAAACTGGACAGCGGAGGGCGACAACCGGAAATATAAATGCGGATATTTCCTCATAGATGATCTTTCTTATTCCGGGCCGCCTTCCGTGGCTTCGATCGGCGGCATAGCAACGCCGATTAAGACGGATTTCAACGTAACGGAAAAGTCAAAGACCTGGAAAAAAACTTCTGTAAAAGGGATCCTTCAGAAGATTTGTGGTGACGCCGGGATTGAACTGTATTTTTCCGGGCAGGATTATCCGGTTGACGAATTAGAGCAGTCAAATAAAACGAACCAGGTATTTGCGTTTGAATTATGCAGTTCGTACAACCTGGCTATGAAATTATATAACCGTAAAATGGTTGTGTTTGACCAGACAGAATATGAAAACAAGAAGGCAAGCCTGAAAATAAACAAGACGCAGCTTGAAAGCTGGAATATCGGAAAGAAAATGACGCGGGCTTATGATGGTGTATCTATAAGCTATACGGATTCAAAGAAGAATCATACGCTTAATTATAAATTTATGCTGAAAGACGGCAGCAGAATTCTAAAGCTGAATGAAACGGCTGAAAGCCTACAGGACGCAGAAATCAAGGCAAAGGCTAAATTGCTGGAACATAACAGGCAATGCCAGACAATGACCGTGAAGCTGATGGGCGATACAAAGTATATTGCCAGCAAGTGCGCGGATGTGTCCGGCTTCGGGAAGCTGGATGGGAAATATTATGTTGATACTGTCACACATGAAAAAAATGCCGGATCCGGCTATTTTTGCACACTGGAAATGCACGCCGTTATCATTGTTAAGGGTGTGACGGTTGCAACGGTCAATTCCGGAGATACAACTAAAAAGGCGAAGGATTCCGGAACAAAGGAAAAAAGTTACACGGTTGTTTCCGGTGATACACTATGGAAAATCAGCACACAGTTTTTAGGTTCCGGCGCTAAATATATGCAGATATACAATGCAAATTCCGGAACCATTGAAGGGGCGGCGAAGTCGCATGGGAAATCATCATCCAGCAACGGACACTGGATCTATCCAGGAACAACGCTGACTATACCGGGATAAGGGGGGGGTGAATGAATGGCAGAGGTTATCAGGGTAGGCTATATTTCATCGGTGAATTATAAAGACGGCACGGCGCAGGTTGTCTATAAAGACCGTGACAACGCACTTTCCCCATTTATGCCGCTATGGTCGAATGAATTCTTCCCCCCGGAGATTGATACAATGGTTTATGTAGTCCATCTTCAGAACGGCGGCACAAGGGGGATGATCCTTATACCGCCATACACGGAACGCCACAGACCGCCGGAGGGGAAAGAAGGGATCTGGCGAAAGGATTTCGGGGATGGAAGCTATTTGAGATATGACAAGAAAACAAAGCAGCTGGACATTGTTTGCGATAAAGTGAGAATATCCGGAGATCTGAACGTGGACGGAGAAATCCGGACAAAAGGGGATGTGCATATCGGCGGCGATTTGTATATCCACGGTGTAACATATAAAGAATAGGGGGCTTGCTGATGATTGGATGTTTCGGAAGCGTCACATTTAAAACGAGTGACAAAAGAATTTGCACCTTTAACAATTTAAAACGGTCGATTTCAGCAAGCTATTCAGAGCATAAACGCTATACAAAGAAATCACAGCGGGAATTTGACGGGCCGCAGAATCAGACCGTAACTTTTGAAATGAAATTTGTCGCAGGCCACGGCGTTAAGCCGCTGGCAATGCTGAATAAAATCATAAAACTATGTGAGAATGGAACCGTATGCACATTTGTTTTAGGCGGCCATAAGGTAGGCGGTGGCAAGTGGACAATCGACAGCGTGGACGCAGATTATAAGCAGGTATGGAACCACGGGGAACTTGTTTCCGTTTCTATCAATGTCACAGCAACGGAATACAGATAGGGCGGTGATCGAATGTTAGTTATAGACGGCGTACAAATAATAATCAACAGCGTGTACGAAAAGGAACTTCGGAAAGAAATATTTGAAAAGATTATGTTCATACTGACGCTGACAAAAGGAACTATTCCCATGAACCGGGAAATCGGGCTTGACGCTGACATTTTGGATCTTCCTATGCACGAAGCGCAGAATAGATATACTGTCAGTGCTATTGAACTGATAGAAACATTTGAAACGCGGGTAACGGTGGATGAAATCAGCTTCACCGTGGATGAAAAAAGGGGAAAAATGATCCCGGAAGTGGTGGTGACATACAATGGCGAATGAAATTCAAAAACTTTACGATCTGCCTGACATTTCCTTTGTTGATGATATTACCTATGAGCAGATATTGGATGAAATGATCAGGGATTTTCAAAAGAAATACCAGGAGGAAACCAAAAAGAAAATCATCTTGCGGCCCGGAGATAAAGAACACATTCACCTTCGGATCATTGCCGGACAGTATTTCCAGATGTACCAGAAATTAGACAACGCGGCAAAGATGAACCTTTTAAAATATTCCAGGGGCGATTTTCTGAAGCACCTGGGGGCATTTAAAAGAACTTTTATCCAGGAGCCGAAGGCGGCAGTCGTTACTATCAGATTCACGCTTTCCGAAGTCCGGAAAGAGGTTATCTATATTCCACAGGGAACGAGGGTAACGGCTGGGGATGGTGTGTATTTTGCAACGGATGATTACGCCGAAGTGACAGCTGGCAGTTCCTATGTGGATGTGGATTGCACTTGTGAGGTTGTCGGAACCGTCGGGAATGATTACATCATAGGGCAGATCGGAACGCTGGTTGATCCGGTTCCTTATGTGGAATCCATCGAGAATGTGACAAAATCAGAAGGGGGAACGGGTGAGGAAACAGAGGAAAGTTTCCGTGAGCGGATTTTCCTGGCGCCTTCATCCTATTCCGTGGCCGGCCCGTCCGACGCATACGAATATTGGGTAAAGCAGTATAACAGCGCAGCGATTGAGGATGTGAAAATCCATGAGCCGCTGGAAGCCGTTGTGGATATTCGGATCTTGCTTCGTGACGGCGCCCTTCCGAGCCAGTCATTTTGTAATGACTGCCTGAAATACCTAAAAGACCATCCAATTATTCCGCTGACTGATAATGTCTATGTGTCGGCGCCGGATGTGGAAAAATACAGCCTGAAAGCCACATACTACATAGCCAGAAGCGACATCAACAATATAAAGGCGATACAGGAATCCATTGAAGCCGCAAAAGACACATATTTAAGCTGGCAGAGGACGAAGATCGGGCGCGACATAAATCCGGACGCATTGACGGAATTCGTCCGGGCAGCCGGGGGAAAGCGCGTTGTGATAGAATCCCCGGTTTTCACGATGTTGCCGGAAACATCGGTTGCCATCGAAGATAGCGTTGAATTTATCTATGGGGGCGTTGAAGATGATTAAACTGGCAGATTACCGCACGGAAAAGGCGCTTCCGGCTGAAATGAGGACGCCGGAGCGGATCGCCCTGGCTTATGCCTTTGATATGCAGAAGAAAAAGTTCATAGAGCGCATGGAGCGCGTTTATATATGGGCTGACCTGGAAAAAGTGGATGATAACAAGCTGGATTTCCTTGCCGTTGAAAATCGTGTGCTTTTTTACAATACAGGGCTTGCACCGGATGTAAAAAGGAATCTGATCCGGAATTCTATATACTGGTACATGAAGTTAGGAACGCGGCAGGCCATGGAAGAAATGATTGATACTGTTTTCGGGAATGAAAATACATCCGTTGAAGAATGGTATACATACGCCGGGGATCCGTTCCATTTCCGGATCGCAGTAGGAACAGAGGTAACGCAGACTTCGATCAAGGATTTCTTGCGTTATCTGAAGCAGGTCAAAAATGCAAGATCCCGTTTTGATTATATGGTATTCCAGAACGGGATCACGCTGACCATATATCAGCTGTCAGAATACCAGAAATTTCTATATACCTTTTGCGGTGATCACATATGCGGAACCTTTCCATATACGGAAGTAGGATTCCAGGGCGCAGAAGTGGAAATTACGCTGGAAGGGGCAGCAGACGAAAGCCGCACGGCATACACGGAAGCCGGAACCGCGCCGGATATTTCGGTCGGCGCCGCACTTATGGAAAACCGCATTGACATTCAGGCGGCTTCTGAAGAAAACAGTTTCCAGTATTCCGCAGACAGCGAAAGGGAAGCTGGAACAGAACCGGATATTTCGGTCGGATTCCAGAAGGCAGATCTGCAGCTGGACATTCAGCCGGATTCCACGGAAAACGGCATTGTATATCCGATGGACAGCACGGCAGAAAGCGGCACATATCCGGGAATTACAACCGGATTCCAGGGAGCCGAAAACGGGATCACCGTGGACGCGGCAGCCGAAAGCGGGCGTGTTTCGTATGAGGAAACAGGAACGGCGCCAGATATTTCAGTCGGCGCGGCATTTTCCGGGATCCAGCTGGAAGCGCAGGGGGCTTCCAGAGAAAACATTTTACAATACCAGGCAGACGGCGAAGCAGAAAGCGGCACATATCCGGATATTACAGCCGGATTCCAGGGAGCCGCGGCAGCAGTCGGCATTGATACAGATACAGACAGCGGCACAGCCGCATATGAACAGAGCGGCACGGTTCCGGACGTTGCAACCGGATTCCAGCAGACAGCCGCAGAAATAGGCATTGACGCCGCCGCAGACAGCGGCACAGCCGCATATGAGCAGAGCGGCACGGCGCCGGATATTTCAGTCGGCGCACATTTCAACGAAGTTCAGGCCATGCTTGAAAGTGGTTCCGGATCGGATGGGATTTCCTGTCCTTCGGACGGTGGAACCGAAAGCGGATCCTTCCCGAATCCGGCAGTCGGATTCACAGGAGCGGAAAGCGGCGTTTCCGTTTCCGCTGAAAGTGCTGGCGTTGACTTATACTATAACACTGACGCGGATAAATATGCCGCAGATGATGAATAAGAAAGGAGCCTAAAACATGGCAGAAGCAAGCTATATTCCGCTTACCGAAGAAGCACTGGATGATCTAAAGGAATATATAAAGCGTTGTGTTTCCCATGCGGAATACCGTTCCGGGGGAACATGGACAAAAATTCCGATTTACAAGGTGGAAACGCTGGTTGATGGGCGCGTCGCTATATTCGTGCTGTTTGACCATGACGCGCCGGACGAGATCACAGGGATCCGCTTCTATCACAAAAACGGCTTTTTGTGGGCTGGCGGCAATGAAAGCCTGAACAAAGTAGAATTTGAAGAAGGCATTCTGTACCGCTACACATTAAAAATTGTCCAGTCGTCGGGCAAGAGTTAGAAAGGAGTAAAAAAGGATGTATATTCCGGTATTTTGGAAAGATAGGATCGTTGAGTTTCCGCGTCGCGTATCATCGGAAAGCCTGGGGAACGGGTTTTTTAACTGGACGCCAGCGCCGGGTGAGGTTTTAGAAAGGGGAACACAGCAGAGCGCAACCAACTTCGGAAATATGGATTTCGGCTGTCTGGAAAATGCGCTGATTGCCGGATATGTCGGCATGAACCTTCGGCTCGCACAGGAATCCATTGACGATATGCGCGGGCAGATGGTAACGGTTAATCTGGCCAATACGCTGAAATTTCCGGCTACAAATGCGGAAAAGACGGTAACGCTTCCGAGAGCAGCTAACAACATGGATTATGATGTTTTCGCTGAAATCCTGGAAGCTGATGGGCCAGTGGAGCGTGTGGAGGTTTACGGAAAGGCGCTGAACGCTTTTAAAGTAAACTATTCCGGCAGCGCAAAGAATGTCACCGTAAAACTTCATGTAACAGGAGGGCTTTATTGATGGTTGGTGTAATCATTAAATCAGACGAACGCCGCGCACAGGAAGCGGCCATGTTGCGGCAGTTCGGCGGTGGTTCCCCGGAAAATTCCAGCCGGGAAAACCGGGAGTATGCGGAGGAAATCAATGCACGGATGAATGAGGTAAAAAAGGAGGTAGGGATCAGATGAAAGTTATCGAAGCAAACGAAGGCCGTAAAATTGATTATGAGGAAAGCGGCACATGGCTGATGTTTGATGATCAGATCAGCTTGAACCTGAAAAAGCTGGAAGCGGATAATGATGTACATATCGACATTTCCGCAAACGCATTCGGGAAATTGCAGACCGGGGAAGGCGTCTACTATGTGGCGCAGGTTCTCATTCCGGCGCGGCAGTATGAGGAAACGGAAGTTAAAAATCCGGATTATGTGGAGCCGGAAGATCCGGAAGAAACGGATGAATTCGGCGCCGGGTATGTGAGCCGGACGATCATCAAAAAAGATCCGGTTCCGTTTTCTATGGACAATGTAACATTGACACTTTACGCATTGAAAGAAGGTGTATTCTGATGAAAGGATATAATTTTGACAGTTTGAAATTTGCAACGGAAGGGCTTTCTGGCGGCGCGTGTACCGTGATCCAGGATGATGTAGGGCTTCCGTCTTTCATGATTGCGATCAATCAGCGGACAAATGCACAGCTTTTTGAGGGCGGATCGCAGAAAACACATTCCGCCTTTATGGTGGATGATGTGGAGTATAAACGCTTTTTTATCAGCAAATTCCTGAATTGCGTGATCAATGGCCGCGCGTATTCCTGGCCGCTGATGGATCCGAAAGCGGTTATTAACTATGATGATTCAATGGCAGCATGTAACGCGAAGGGGAACGGCTGGCATTTAATGAGCATACCGGAAAGAGCCGTCATTGATCACTTGATTTACAAGTCCGGTTTTGTTCCGCGCGGCAATACACAGTATGGACACAGCCACACGCACACATACGAAGCCGGAGAACAGACCGCGGATGAAAGCGATGGCAGCGGCGGCAGAAGAACAACCAGGACAGCGGCCGGATCCGGCCCCGCAACATGGTTCCACGACGGAACCAGGGACGGGATCGCTGACTGGGTTGGAAACGTATGGAAATGGTGTTCCGGTATGCGCATAGTTGACGGAGAAATTCAGATCTTTGTGGGGAACCTTGCCGCAAGGCAGGTATCAGCGGCAGCGGCAAGCACGTTCTGGAAAGCAATCCTTCCTACTGGCGCCCTGGTAAATCCGGGAACGGCTGGAACGCTGAAATATACCACAGCTTTCAAGATTGCAACGGCAACGGGCGCCGCTGGCAGTACATACACGCCGAACTTCGGCAACCTGGCAGCAGATACCGGCGTAACGATCCCTGAAATCCTTTATGAATTGCACCTTGCGCCGAAAACCGGCGTAACGCATAGCGGCGGATTCTGGATCAACAACGAGGGCGAGCGCTTGCCGATCGTGGGTGCGGGTTACCACGCCACTTCCAGTTCCGGGCCTTCGGCGCTGTATTTGCACGGCCCGCGTTCTCACGTGAACCCGGACCTCGGCTTCTTTTCCGCTTTCCTTGAGTTGGAATCTGTAATCTGAAAACTGTAATCTGTTTAGGGCCGCGATAGCGGCCCCTATGTTTTGGCATGATGGAAGGAAAATAAAGAAATGGGCGGTTATCAAAGGCGATATGACAATCAGCCGCGCGGGAATCCAGAAACAGACGAAGGAAAAGAGCAGAAAAGCGGATTGATCATATTGCAGAAATCGAAAGACCTTATGCAGTATCTTTATACTTCATGGGTAAAATATCCGCGGAGTGAAAAGCCTGGCTTCGTGGCGGACTATAAACAATGTCTTTTTCAATTCCTGATATACATTATCACGGCGCAGAAAAAGTATTTCAAGAAAACCACGCTTCAGGACGCAGATGTGCAGCTGGAATTGTTACGGCTTTTCAATCAGCTTTCCTATGACATGCGTTTTATTGATGAAAAGCGTTACAAGCTGATTTCTGAAAGGTTATGCGAAATTGGAAGGCTACTCGGCGGCTGGATAAATTCGCAGAAAGAAACCAGCAAAACAACCGCGAAATAAATTTCCGGTGGGGATAGGTCATTAAACGCTTGCCGATCGTGGGTGCGAGTTACAACAACACTTCCAATTCCGGGCCTTCGGCGCTGAATTTGAACAACCCGCGTTCTAACGTGAACACGAACATCGGCTTCTTTTCCGCTTACCTTTTTAGCCAGAAGGGGAATGTTTACGGACATTTTCACAGTGCAAGAAAAGGAAAGGGATCTATTCCCGTTCCGGCCGCCTGGCCGGATAAATTGACGTTGCTGTTAATGCAGTTAGTACCGATCATGCGGCTGGCTTATGGGCTGCATGGGAGGGCTTGAAGGGTGCAACGGACAGCGCAGCGCCTACAGCTGAAAGCAGGGGCGCATTTCCCCGCCCATTCCGGCATATGGGCGGTTAATATTTCAGAGAGGGAAAGGCTATTGAAAACCTTTAAAATATCGCATGATGAAATAATTGATTTTCAAAACTTGCTGGAAGCAGACAAGAACGCTTCCCAAAATAAGCACTACAGGGATGAAAACCTTGCATTTGCGGCGCACAGGGAAGAAGAACTGATAAATCTACACAATGAACTGACCTATTTTCCGAAAGACGGGATTCCGGGGAATCCGCTGGAATCATCCTATCATGTCGGGAAATACCGGAAAAAGAAAATCTATGAGCCGAAACAACGGATCATAATGGCCTTGCAATACCGGGATCGCGTTGTACAGTGGGCGTATTATCAAAAATTAAATCCGTTATTTGATCGGCAGTACATAGAACATAGTTACGGATGTAGGAAAGGCAAGGGAACAACCAGGGCGCGGGAAAAATTGCAGTCGTGGCTTCGGCAGGCGTCCAGGAGCGGAAAGACCTGGTATGTGCTGAAGCTGGACATAGCAAAATATTTTTACCGCGTTGACCATGAAATCCTGATGAAGATTCTTTCCAGGCATATCAAGGATCCACTGATACTTCGTGATTTGTATAAGCTAATAAATTGCGAAGATACAGCCTTCGGGCTTCCGGCTGGCGTTCAGCCGGAATTATGCAATCAAGAGGACTGGCTGTATAACCGCGGAATGCCTATAGGGAACCTTACAAGCCAGATGTTTGCAAATATCTATCTGAATGAATTGGATCAGTTTTGCAAGCATGAACTTCACATAAACCGCTATATCCGTTTCGTTGATGATATTATCATCCTATGGCCGGACAAAAACGAACTGAACCAGATAAAAGATGAAATTGAAAGATTTCTGGATGAAGAATTGCACCTTGAATTAAATAACAAAACTTGCATTCGTCCAGCATGGCTTCCGGTTGAGTTTGTCGGCGCACTGATCACACCGAAAGCGATCCGCATGAGGAAAAGCACACGGAAACGCATGATCCGCAGGATGAAATTCATCCGGAACCTGTTTGAGGCCGGCCGGATCACTTTTGAAAAGGTCAATAATACCATGCAAAGCTATTTTGGGCTGATTGGAACATTTACAGCCGGAAACCTTTTGCGGAAGATCATTGATGAATTTTCATTCCGCATTTTTAAGCACAACAATTCAGCCGGGTAAAGCCCGGTTTTTTATTGTCTAAATCTAAAAGAAAGGGGGCTTTACTATGTCGGAAGTGGCGTTTGAAAGGGAAGTGCTGGATCGGCTTACCAAAATCGAAGTGAAGCTGGAAAGTTTCAATGCGGCAAAAGCGAAAACCTTTGAAAACGAAAACGAGATCATCCGGCTAAAGGATGAAGTCAAGAACCAGGGAGATCGGATCGTAAAGCTGGAAGATTCAAACAAGTGGCTTCACCGGACAACAGCCGGAGCCGTGATCGGAAGCCTGGTTGCGATTGTTTTTGCGTTGGTACAGGCTGGGATCGGAATGTGAGGGCGACAGCATGAGAAAAAGAAAAAAGAAAAAGCCGGAATTTTCAAAGCAGATTCTGGCAACGTCAAAATGGGAGTGCTGGATCATTACAGCCTTCGGGCTGTATTTCACAGCGAAAGGATATGACACTTCCTTTTTTGCGTATGTGATCCCGGTCAGTTGGGGCGGTTATGCGATAGCAAGAGCCTTTTACTACAACAAGGCAAAATCTGAAAATGCTATCAAACTTCGCACAGCATACCGGAAGGCTGGACTGGATCCGGATCCGGCCGATCGGAAGTTTGAAAGTTCGATGGAAGAAGAAATCCGGTCAGATTATTAGGAGGAAAAGAAAATGGATGTAAATGCAGCAACACAGACCTTGATCAATGTTCTGGTTATCGTGGTGATCCCCACACTGGCAAAAGCGGCGGTTGACTATGCCCGCCAGAAGGTCAAGGGAACCAGAATCCAGCAGGCGGCGGATATTGTCCTTGACGCAGTAGACCAGACGAACCAGACCTTCGCAGACAAGTTGAGGGATAGCGGCGACTTCACAAAGGAAAACCAGAAAAAGGCCCTTGAAATGTCGCTGAAGGCTTCACTGGCCATGATGAATGATGAAATGATCAAAATGCTGGAAAAGGAATTCAACAGCGCCGAAGCGTGGATCGTTTCCAAAATCGAAGCGGCTTGCAAGGCGAACAATGAAAGCAAGAATTTTATTGAATTGAAATAATGGCAAGGCGGCCCGTGCGTATATGCAGGCCGCCTTTTTCAAGAAAGGATCTAATACTATGAATACAGTTGAAAAAGTTATCAACGTAGCTATGGGAGAAGTGGGTTATCTGGAAAAATCAGCCGCCGCATACAAAAAGAATGCTGGCGTCCTGGACGAAAAGACAGCCGGAGCCGGAAGCGATAACTATACAAAGTATGGGCGCGATATGCACAAAATCTATCCGGCTGTCATGGATTTCCCGGCGGCGTGGTGCGATTGCTTCGTTGACTGGTGCTTTTATAAAGCGTATGGAACAGCAAACGCAAAGGGCTTACTTGCCGGGAATTTTGATGATTATACCGTTTCTTCGGCACAGCTTTATAAAAACAAGGGATTGCTTGACCATACGCCGACAAAGGGCGCACAGGTATTCTTTACAAAAAATGGGCAGGTCAGCGGATGTTACCACACCGGGCTTGTTTATGAGGTTGACAAGACATATTTCTACACGGTGGAAGGGAATACATCCGGCGGATCCAGCGTTGTTTCCAATGGCGGCGGGGTTGCGAAAAAGAAATACAGCATTTCCGCATACAAGGGAAAGACGCTTTTCGGCCATCCGAAGTATGAAACAAACAAGGCGGCCACAGATGATGAAAAAACAATCTGGAATTTTCTTTCTGGAAAGGGGCTGAATGATTTTGCGGTTGCCGGGATCATGGGGAACCTGTTTGCAGAAAGCGCACTGGATCCGAAAAACCTTCAGAACACTTTTGAAAAGCAGCTGAATATGAATGATGAAAAGTACACGGCGGCAGTTGACAGCGGTTCCTATAACAACTTCGTGAAGGATTCCGCTGGCTACGGGCTGGCACAGTGGACATATTGGAGCCGGAAACAGGGGCTTCTTGACCATGCAAAAAGCAAGAATGCTTCCATCGGTGATCTGAATATGCAGCTTTCTTTCTTGTGGAAAGAATTGCAGGGATATAAAAAGGTTATGTCACAGCTGACAGCCGCGGCTTCCGTCATGGCGGCTTCAAACGCCGTTTTATTGGATTTTGAAAATCCGGCAGACAAAAGCGCAGCGGTTCAGAAGAAACGTGCTGAATACGGCCAGAAATACTATGACAAGTACGCAAAGAAAGCCGCAGCGCCTAAGCCTGGGAAAACTATTGAGCAGATCGCAAAAGAAGTTATTGCCGGGAAATGGGGGAGCGGTGACGATCGCAAGAAACGGCTGGCAGAAGCCGGGTACAATGCAGCAGAGGTACAGAACCGCGTGAATGCCATTCTTTCCGGATCCAGCAAGAAAAAGACGAATGAGCAGATCGCAAAAGAAGTTATTGCCGGGAAATGGGGGAGCGGTGACGATCGCAAGAAACGACTTGCGGCGGCTGGATATGACGCGGCGGCGGTGCAAAAGATTGTAAATAAATTGTTATAAAAAGAAAATAAAAAATTTACAAAATACACTTGACCGTTTATAAATAGTGTGATACAATGGGCGGCAACAGGGGGTTTTAAAGGGGGGGGTACAGAATAGGCGGCTTTCTGGACACGTTGAAAGCCCCATACAGCCGCTTTTATTCCTCACATGATAAAATCCCCACACACGGCCAGAAAATGCCGCTATGGGGCAGATATGGTGGATTGTGGCGCGTCCTATGCGGAGCCGTCCGGAATACATTTTCCGTGAATGCCGTTCTGGACACGTTGAAAGCCCCATACAGCCATTTTTATTGTGTACATAATAAACCTATGCACAAGCCCCAAATGCCGCTATGGGGCAAATATGGGGCTTGTGCATAGGGATTTTTTGTTTTCCGGTTCCGTTCCGGCGGCCATGCCGGCCGCCATTCCGTTTTTATGCTTCAGCTAAAATCATGCCGGCAACATTTTCATAATGCGCCTTTATTTCTTTAGTTTTCAATGTCGTTTCGCACGTTTCGCCATAATTCCATGTGTAGTATTTAATTTGTTCAACCAGCTTTTCAGCTTCAGACTTGAAATGTTCAGCTACTTCCGTGCGGTCAATGCCAGTCTTGACTTCGATTGTTGCGTGTTCCTTATTCCATGCTTTAGCGGCTATTCTTGTTTCATAGCTGTTTGTAAATATGCCGATAGGCCAGAAACAAATATTGCGCTTCGCCGTGCTGATTTTGCCGCGTTTAGAGATTTTTCTAAGGGAGTGATCGCTTCCTGACCAGTCCGGATCCCCGGCAGAATGTTCAACATAGTAAAGCCCATTATCATTCTTAAAATATGCGCCCGTGATTTCCACAATATCACCTGTTTTGATTTCGATTCCGTTTTTATCTAACATTTTTATTTCTTCTCTTTCTTACACGAAGATAATAGATTTTGTGCTTCCATTGAAGCTCAAATTGTAATAAATTATTCTATAAGACGTATAACATATTGCAAAAATCAATTCGTCTGGATAATGAATAAATTTTTTCTCAATACGTGTTTTTACTTTTCTCATATATCATACCGCCTTTCTGTAATTTCTTTGATGATACTAATATAACCCATTTTGGGTTATATGTCAACCTTTTTGTAATATATTTTTTATTATTTTTATCCTTTTTAGATTGACTAATAACCGTTTTAGTATTATACTTGTATTATCAAAATAGAAGAGAGGTGCAAAATGTCTATAATTTATAAAAACAATGAGCAAATTTTGATTGAGATAAGGAAAATAATGCTCGAAACTAAGATAACTCAAAGAGAAATAGCTGAAAAACTCGGTATAAAACCGCAAGGACTTACGAAAATGCTAAATAAGAAAAACTTCGGTTTTGAGGACGCAAAAAAAATATTGGATACTATGGGTTATAATTTAGTTGTTGACTTCGAACAATGCACGGAGGAAAATTAAAACATGAAACACGAACTAAGCAAAACCCGGTTATATAGTATCTATTCCGGCATGAAGCAACGCTGTTATAATCCTAATAGCCAGCATTTCCCTTTATATGGTGGTAAGGGAATAACCATTTGTGATGAATGGATGGGAGATAATGGCTTGCAAAACTTTTTTGAATGGTCTTTATGTCATGGATATAATGACAACCTAACTATTGATCGCATAGACAGCAATAAGGGGTATTCTCCTGAAAATTGCCAGTGGATAACATTGTCTCTGAATAGTAGTAGGGCGCATATAGGTGATGTGGAAAATGGTTCTATGAAAATTCTTACATCGGAAAAGATTAGATTTCTTATAAATCGCCGACAGATTACAATGTATTCCGTGGCAGAAGAAACAGGTCAGACACGGCAGAATTTTTCTAATAAACTAAGGCGAGGGGATTTCAAAGAATCAGAACTTCGGGCAATCGCTGAAGCGGTTGGATGTGAATTGAAAATTTCCTTCGTGGACAAAAACACAGGGGAAGAAATTTGACTAATAAAATTAGGGAATGCTGAAAATGCGGCTTTTCTTTTTTCCTAGTTACTCACATAGACGGGAATCCGTCTGAACCGGATATGCACGATATTGGGATATTGGCATCTGCGGATCCGGTTGCGTTGGATCAGGCATGCGTGGATCTGATTTACGCATCCGGCGATGACAGCGCCTCGTTAAAACAGCGTATGGAAAGCAGAAATGCCTTTAATGTGCTGGCGCATGGGGAAGAAATTGGCCTTGGCAACCGCAGCTACCAGTTGATTTCCATCGACTGACTGGAGGATGGCATATGATGCAGATATTGCACAGGGAGTTTGTCTATATATGGTATTTTTTTGATGTGCAGCTGCGGCAGATTTTTCCCTACTGGGTGCTGGGGATGGTTTTGGGATCTGCGGTTTCCGTATTCGCAAAAGAAAAGATTCATAATGCAGTGCGGACGCTTAGCGGCAAAAAGCTGGGGGCATTCGGGGTGATTCCGGCCAGCGCACTGGGAATTGCGTCCCCTTTGTGCATGTATGGGACAATCCCGCTTGCGGCCAGTTTTTCCCGCTATGGCATTTCGGATGACTGGCTGGCGGCTTTTATGATGAGTTCCATCCTTCTAAACCCACAGCTGATCATTTACAGTGCGGCACTGGGTCCTGTGGCGCTGGCGGTAAGGATTGTGTCCTGCTTTCTGTGTGGTATTGCAGCAGGGCTGATGGTGCGGTTTTTACATAGAAAGGAGTTTTTCCGGTTTGCGGCGTTTGAAGAACCGAAAAGCCGGGATACGGATCCCAACATTCTGATGCGGTTTCTGAAGAACCTTGGCAGGAATATCAAGGCGACAGGTCTTTATTTTCTGCTGGGGGTACTGCTTTCGGCTCTCTTTCAGAGATATGTGCCTGCGGAGACCATGACGGCAGTATTCGGAGGGAATGAGGCATTTGGAGTGCTGATGGCGGCAACTATTGGTGTTCCCCTGTATGCCTGCGGCGGAGGGACAATCCCGCTGTTGCAGGCTTGGCTGATGGATGGAATGAGCATGGGGAGCGCAGCCGCGTTTATGATAACGGGACCAGCCACGAAGATTACCAACCTTGGTGCGCTGAAAATTGTAATGGGAATTAAGAATTTTGTAACCTACCTAATCTATGTCGTGGTGTTCGCATTCGTGACTGGGCTGGCAGTAAATTTGCTGGTCTGA